GCTGTGGCTCCGAAGCGTTCCGATCAGGTGGTGCAGCAATATCGGAGATAGTTTGAGATAAGCCTCGGGTCTCAGGCGAAACTTTAGAGGATAAGGGATGAGTGGGTGGCTTCGGTCTTGCTCTTCCCCGACAATGAAGGCGAAGATAAACATGTAGAAAGCAAATTAATTCCTCGTTTGGACGAGAGTTCGAATCTCTCCATCTCCACAACAGCCTTGGTAATCTACTGATTGTCAAGGCTGTTTTTGTTACTACACGTAAAAATACACGTAAAAGGCGTTTTTTTTATAGGATTTTTGATGTCTTAATTCTCCATCGTGACAAATATAACGTTTTTCCTTATCAACTCCCAATTATGCCTAATAACATATTTTATGGATACGGTGTGGCTGCCATGTATATTATTCCGTATATTTGCGGGACAGGTGCGTAACTCGTAAAGTTACGAAAATATGTTTTCAAATATTTTTGAGCTCAAATCCATTCGTGAGCAAAAGTACAGACTCTCTGAGCGTGAATCGGAGATCGCTAAACCTGTGTTGACCGACTTGGGTATGATCGATACCCTATATGAGTGGTTCAAGGAGATAGCCCTCGGAGGGAAGCCAATCCCTAAAGGGAATGTACCACAAAGGAAAAAATTCATATTCATAATATTATATCTTTATTCCCCTATGACCTTGGCTGGCGGTAAGATGAAGGCTGGGTTGAGGGAAAAACTAGGGAACGTGCTAGGGATTAAGGAGAAGACGGTCGTTTCCAACAATATCAATGGCATAGTTTTTTCTTATCAATTGTATAAGTACTTTAGGCAAGATATAGAGCGTATTTTCTCTGAGATATCGGTTCGGCTGGGTAAGACCAAATAAATTTTGTGGTTTTTTAGGGGTAATTCGTGACATTCTACCTGTTGTCACGAATCGCCCTTTCTTTATTTATGACCATAAATACCGATGACATAACTTTGGTCTTGATCTTTATTCAAGGCAAAGATATGAAATTGACAATCAAGCAAGAGAAGTTCTGTAATTATTACTTGGAATCAGGCAATGCTTCCGAGGCGTACAGGCGTGCTTATTCTTGCGAGAATATGAGACCAGAGACTATTAATATAAGAGCTTGCGAGCTTCTAGCCAACGGTAAGATAGCGGTAAGGGTAAAAGAGTTGCAAGCTGATTTACAAAGAAGATCGGATATAACCAAAGACGAGGCTATTGATATCCTTAAGAATATAGCACGGGCCAATGTAGTGGACATGTTGCAAATCAAGAGGGGGAAGAACTATGTAATCTTCTTGGTAAAAGATTTATCCAAACTGCCTTTGTCTTTCCAATTGGCTATCCAATCGGTCAAAAGTACGGATAAGGGCTTTGAGGTAAAGATGTATTCCAAGATAGACGCTTTGGATCGCCTTTCGAAGATGATGGGATGGGATGCGCCTGTCAAATCGGAGGTCAATATAGATGGCGAGGATAAATCCATAACTATTCAGGTTATTGACAAGAGGGAGGACGTTATCAATGGTGATACAGACGACTAGGATATATACGGAGGTACAGGGTGCTTTGGATGGCGGTTATAAGATCATATCTGCCCAAGGATCTTCAAGGAGCAGTAAGACTTATAACATATTGATATTCCTTATAGCGTATATCCTTCATAACCCTAAGCTGTCTCTATCTATCGTGAGGAAGACATTGCCGGCGCTGAAAGGATCTGTCTTCCGGGATTTCAAGGAAATCATGATCGATAAGTTCCGTATATGGGATAATAGGTGTATGAACAAGTCGGAGATGGTTTACTCGTTCCCAAATGGATCATTCGTTGAGTTCTTTTCCACGGATGATGAGCAGAAGATAAGAGGAAGGAAACGTGATATACTTTATTGTAACGAGGGAAATGAGATATCTTATCTTGAGTGGCAGCAACTGGTGATGCGTACCACTCTTTTCTCTGTCATTGATTATAACCCGTCGTTCAGTGACGAGCACTGGATTTGCGATCTGAACAATGACCCTAGGACGTATCATTTTATATCCACTTATAAGGACAATCCTTTTTTAGAGCAAACAATCATCGATGAGATAGAGTCGTTGAAGAATAAGAATAAGGTGCTTTGGGCGGTTTATGGGTTAGGGCAGCGGGCGATGGCCGAAGGGTTGGTGTTCCCTGATTTCGAGATCGTGGACGAGTTCCCTTCCTATGCCAAGCATGTGGCGTTAGGGCTTGACTTTGGATATAGCTATGACCCTACCGCTATAGTTAGATGCGGATTGGTTGATGATAGGTTATATCTTGACGAGAAATGTTACCGTACCCATATGTTAACCAAGGAGATTATTAAGGTATTGAAAGACCTAGGCTTGGTGGTTTACGCTGACAGCGCCGATCCAAGGCTTATACAAGAAATATCAAATGCGGGGATAATCATATACCCTGCGGACAAGTACAAGGGATCTGTTATGGGAGGTATTATCAAGATGATGGAGTATAAGATTTGTGTCACCAAGAGATCTTTAAACTTGATAAAAGAGCTTAGGAACTATGTATACGCCCAAAACAAGGACGGTAAATTTATCAATGAGCCTATTGACGGGTATAACCATCTTATCGATGGGGCACGTTATTGGACGATAGGCAAGCTTCTAGGAAAAGTATTAACAACAAGACTGTACTCGAAGGAGGAGTTAGGATTTTAACATGAATTACATAGACGCTATATTTCAGGTTTTCCAAAACAAGATATTGAACTCGTTGGGAGTGGAGAGGGACTTTGTCAGCCTTATCAAGGATAGGGATATAAGCCGGGCCATGTCAATGATGCAATGCCGGGACAGGGATGTTTCCCAAGCGATCTTGGAGTATAACCCGGAATCCCATGAGGTTAATAAACGTCCTAATAAGCACAGGAAAAATCAAGAACCGTATATTACGGAGAAATTGCCAAGAGGAAGGCAAGCGTATATAAATGAGGTCGAGTTGTTTTTTCTCCTCGGGCAGCCTATCTTGTGGAAAGCTGTATCGGATGATACGGATAAGGCTTTCAGGGCATTCGGTGATTTTCTCCGTGATACTCGATTCAACACGACAATCCGGGAGGCCAAGCGTTTGGCTGGGGCGGAGACGGAGAGCGCTAAGGTTTATCATATATACAGGGAAAATGGTATGCCCCAAGTAAAGGTTAAGGTTATATCCAAGTCAAAAGGATATACATTGCGGCCTTTATTTGATCAATGGGATAACATGATAGCTTTTGGTTATGGATATACGTTGCTTGAGGGCGATAAGTCCGTAGAGCATTTTGATATAGAGACCCCGGAATACATCTATCGATGCAAGAGAGCGGATATCGGATGGGATGTTACGCCATTGCTTAATCCTTCGGGTAAAATAAATGTTATCTACTATCGTCAAAACAAGGCATGGTATGGGGTGCAAAAGCGTATAGACAGAGAGGAAGCGGTTGATAGCAAGGCGGCGGATTCCAATAATTATTTCTCCGATCCAAAATTGAAATTAACCGCTGATGTCATTCAGAGCATAGTAGGGGGAGGATCTAATATGGTAGGAGAGGTTATCACCATGTCCGATAAGGACAAAAGCGCTGCCGAGTATCTCGTTCCGCCCGATTATTCCACGATGAAAGAGGCGGAGAAAAAAGACCTGTCATCAAGTATACTATTCGATACGTTCACCCCTGATTTCAGTTACGAGAATATGAAGGGGCTTGGGACATTATCCGGGGAGGCATTGAAAAGGGCCTTGGCGCTTGGATATATGAAAAGGGACAACTTGAAAGAGATATATGATATATTGATAGACCGTGAGAAGAATCTTATATTGGCTATCATGATGAATGTCACTCATATCGGTATGAGAGAGGAGTTAAGCAGGCTCGACCTGCAACATGAGTTCTCCGAGCCTTTCGCCGAGGATAAGGATAAGAGAATAGATATGATAGCGAAACTCTATGAGTCAGGATTGGTGTCTCTTCAAACGGCGGTAGATATGCTGTCCTTGACAGACAAGCCGGAGGAGGAGATTCGACGGATATTAGAGGAGAAGCGGGAAAAGACGCAACGTAATGAGAAGGACAAGAATCTTAAAGCTTCGGATGATTCCTCTCAATAATAAGGATGGATTAAGTCATACCTTGATATCATTAAATTTAATGGGCGTGGTTATTTTATAGCCATGCCCTATTGTTTTTGTGACAATCGGTCTATTGTCATGTATATAACCCGTTTTTATTTTATTACAAGCTTATGTATCAATACTTTTATGCGAAAAATAAAAGTAATAGCATGAAAGAGAAGATTTTCCAGCAGTTAAAACAGAAGTATTCAAATCTTGGGTTAACGGAGGATGTTTTGAGGTCCGTGGCAGAATCATTGGGGTCCACTGGCCTGATTACGGACGATAATCTTGAAACTGCGGTAGCAGGGCAAGAATCAATGTTAAAATCTTACCAGAGTTCCTTGGATAAGGTGCGAACTGAAAGCGCAAATTACAAGAAGGAATTGGAAGAGTTGAGAGGCAAGGGGGGCGGCCAGCAACAGCAACCAGATAAAAACGAGGAGCCGGATTGGTTCAAGAAGTATCGTGAGGAGCAGGACGAGAAAATCCGGCTCTTGACCTCCGAGAATGATAAAGCTAAGGAGGAGAAAGCACGTGCTGAAAGACACAATCTGATCCTTGACAAGGCCAAGAGCCTTAAGATCTCAAAGGAACGGATAGAGGAGGGCTTCGCTATAACGGACGATATGGACGATAACGCGATTGATACTTATCTCTCCAAGGTGAGACAAAATGAGGTCGCAAAGGGATTAGAGGAAAAAGGTTCGGCGTTCTCTGTCTCTACGTCCAAGGAAAAGAGCAAGGAGCTCGCTAAGGATTGGGCCAAATCATTGCCGGACGCTAATTAAAGTAAAAGATTATGGGTATCGAATTTGACAAAACAAAGATTAAAGGATCGTTCCCCGTCTTTTGGCACGGGGAATGCGCAGTCCTTCCCGGAGATTTCAAATTAACCACTGAGTTGGCGGAAGGGACAATCGTGCGAAAAGGCACTCCTATCAAGCTGGACTTTGATAGCATGGAGTGCAAGATCTGTAAGGCCGTTAAGGTATTAGCCGGAGGAACGACCACTAAGCCACGTATAGGGAAAGATAGCTTTGTCGCCAAGGGAGATTCTATTGGTGGGCAGAACGTGAGTTCCGTAGATTCAAGCAACTCTGATTATGACGTGGTTACATTGGCTGCCGCTGTAGAGTCTGCTACAGAAGGGGCGATTCTTGCCGTGGGAACGGATGAGCCTGACGCTGTGGTTGAGACAACGTTTGTCTATACGAAGAATATGTCTTTCCAGACGGTATCGGCGGGATATGAGGTCCTTATCCTTAAGGATGTGGCTTATCCAGTCCCTTCCTCATGGTTGACGGGATTCAGCATGAAGAATAATCCCACTATTAAGTATATTAGACAGTAAGGAGGTGAACGATGGATGTTTATAGTTCTATTTTTGGCGAACTGACAAAAGAGGTTCAGATTCGTATTGACGCTGCCACGGAGCTTCGCAAGCGCTTGTTTGACCAGAATATCTACGAGCGTTATCTTGATTGGGATGTCCCGACTATCGGCCTTAATTTTGAGGAGCTGATCGGGCAATATAACTTGAGCGTTGCGGCGGCTACCCTTGATTCCAAGGGAAAGGAACCGATCTTGGGTACGGAGGGGCTTGAGACCTTGAAGCAAAAGGTCCTTACCCACCAGATGAGTTACTCAATGCCGATCGAGGAGTATCGCAAGGTCTTGCAGATCCTAGACTCTAGGATGTTGACGGATGACCAGAAGACACAGCAGCTCATTAATCTGATGTGGAATAACGTGTCTACCGTTGTCAAATCCGTGCAATCTAAGCTAGATATTATTTTCTTGGGTGCCTTGTCCAACAAGGGGGTATTTACCTTTAATGCCAATAATAACCCTGAAGGAGGGGTACGTGGTATTATTGATTACAAGATGCCGCCCGAGAATATCGCTAGCGTTACCCTTGACTGGACGGATACCAATAAGAACAACGTCGATCCTTTCGAGGATATCCAAGGTGTCGTGGATGCGGCCCAAGACAAGGTAACGTTTGATAAGATATTGATGTCTCCGGCCAGATTGTCTTATTTGCTTAAGAGCAGGAAGATGAAACAGGTCATTTTTGGGACCGACAAATCCGGCACTCCTCTTTTGATGTCCGGTTTGAATGAGTTCCTACGCTCTAATGACCTTCCTGTCATAGAGACAGTGAGACGTATCACCCGTATCCAAGACAACGGCAAGCTATCCGAGTACAAGCCTTGGAACGACAAGAATATCGTCTTTGTCCCGGCAGGTAAATTAGGTGTCATCAAGAACGCTTACGCCGATAATGAGTTGAGACAGGAACCGGGCGTTACTTACTCTAATTATGGCCGGATTCGTATCTCTCAATGGGGCAAGGGCGAGACGGACAATTCCAATGGCGTAGAGTTTACCAAGGCTCAATCGCTATCCTTGCCGGTCCTTACCGAGATTAATGGCATTTACTCATTGACGGTGGAGGCATGACGATAAGAGACTACATAGGGCAGAAATTCTCGGCTTATGGAGATCTATCCGAGGCGGATATGCTGGATTTCAGTATCAAATCGGGGCTATCCCCGGACGATGAGATGTCTAGTGAATCCATAGGCAAGGTAGAGACAGGGATGATAGAGATCATCCCGTCGCTGCTATTGCGCCCTGATAGCGTCAATGAGAGCGGCTTCTCTGTCTCTTGGGACAAGGACGGCCTCCGGCGGTATTATTTGTTCCTGTGCGAACGGAACGGTGTTAGCCCGGATGTGTCTTCCGGTCTTGGGGTAGTCTCATCTTATACGGATTATTGATATGTATTACGCTCCTCACATATTAGAACGAAAGGTTGTCAAGGAATATGATCACGATGACAATGGCAATCCTGTTCCCGGGACTGGTGGTGAGTTATGGGAGAGACTGGGACGATGTAAATGCTATGATAAGAGCGCCGATCGGGTATATACGGTAAATGGCGTAGCCTTTGATTACAAATATCGTGTCGTGACAGATAAGATCAAGATTGATGCCGGGGATATCGTGAGAGTATTGAACCAAGATGGTAGTATCCGTGGTAGTGGCGTTGTTATCAACCCGATGCTCACGGATTATCTAAATTACGGGCAAATATGGCTGGAATAATAAAGTTAAGTTATGATTTGTCCGATGTGGATGATTTCATCTTGGAGGCCTATCGTGAGGTGTTTGCCTTTCTTGCCCAACTAGGGCAATCCGCTTATGAGACCGCCGTTCAAGAAGGTAAATATAACGATATTACCGGGAACTTGAGGAGTTCATTGGGATATGTCATATCAATGGACGGTAAGATCGTAAAGGAAGGCGGGTTTAAGAGGATAGATGGACGTGGGGAAAATTATGAGAAGGTTTTTTTCACGACCAGATCCCAAAAGACGGTCCAGTTCTGGGCTAAAGGGAAGTCCGGGGATGGAAGTGAGGGGGGCAGGCAAGGGCTTAGTTACGCTAGGGATCTGGCTTCTAAGCATACAAAGGGAGTGACATTGATTGTCGTGGCGGGAATGGATTACGCTAGCTATGTGAATGATATCCATAAGCTAAACGTGATAGATACTGCCGAGGCTAAAGTAATAGCTATGTTACAATGATAGTAAGCACGGACATACAGACAATCTTATATAAGAAAGCCTTGGAACTTGGTGTTACCGGGGTGTACAAGGAGGATGATACGCCTACAGGTAAGCTTGAGGAGGAGAGGGTTACCGTACACTCGAATTCCTCGGAGCCGGGAATTACATGGAAGGTGGGATTCGTTCATGTCAATATAGCCGTCCCTGATCTGGACGAGAAAGGAACGCCTGATTTGGACAGGATGAATAAGCTGGAACGTATGTCCATGGAGGTGTTCAAGGACACCTCGGTGTTTGATGGCACTCCTTATACCTACGAGGTAGACACTACTAGAATTGAGGTTAACAGGGATCTTAAATGTCACTACGTTAATGTGAGAGTATTATTTAAAGTTTTAAATGTAATAGTATTGTAATATGGGAAGAACAATTTCTGCTATAGGCGTAAAAAGGATACTTTATGGGGAGCCTCTAGTTGCTGCACCCACATACGAGAGCTTGGAGACGTTATTTACGGCTTTCAAGGATGTTCAAATCGTCCATCAAGGGACTTATGAATATACCGAGGAGGACGGTACGTTAACAGAATTCAAGGATGAGTTGACCGGCCAGACATATCGGTCATCGTTTGAGGCAGGATCACAGAGCTTGAATTGGGTGATCGGGGCATATGACTTCGCTACCAAGGCCGAGCTTATGGGCGGTAAACCCTTGGATACGGATAAGGGATGGGAACGTGGCAACGCCGGCGAGCAACGATATAAATGTATCGTCGCTATTACCAATGATGACGTGGCTATCATTTTCCCTAAGGCGAATCTTGTGGGTCGTGGGGCTTCCACGGATGGGGCCGTTGGTTTGTCGATGTCCGCCACCCCGCTGAAATCATCCACGACAATAGCTTCAGAGTATTGGTTTGACGTGGAAGGAAAATCCTTGAAGGATTGAATGTAATATGTCTTATAGGAACGGGGACGGCGGTATTTTCCGTTCGTCCCCGTTTTTGTTTAATTCTAATTTTTTTACGTGACATGAACAAGGGTGCTAGTTTAGTGGCTGACGCTGTCCTAGGTGAGGATTTCAAGGTCGTGGTCCTAGGGGGGAAGGCGTATAAAGTAAGTCCTCCTACAATAGCGACGATTTGCAAAGGTATACAATACCTATCTCTTATTGATAAGACAACATCGGGCAAGGAGGATCTTGAAAAGGTGAGGAACGATCTGGAAAATATATTAAAGGGATTGTCTGTGTTCGTTTTAGGAAGCGCTGATATGTACAAGGAGATCGATGGGGCTACCCTCCATGAGCTAAGGGAGGCGTTGGAGACTGTCGTTAAATTCATATCCGCGGAGGATTTTTTCGTCTGTGCCGCCTTAGCCGAGAGCGTGGCAAGAATGGCGGCGACACCAAAGTGACAGGTAATGAGACCATGCTAGGACAAGTGGCCACGTTCATGGAATCGTTGGGATTGTCTTATGAGGACGTGGTTTATAAAATACCATATCGAAACCTTCTGATCATGCAGAAGGATATATTGCATAGCGTTTCCGGTGATTTGATCGTGGAGAGAACCGGGCGTGATTTGTTGAAGCGAAAGGAAAAGGAGGGTGATTAATGGCTAAACTAAACTTCGAGGTCGATGCCGATCTACAGAAACTTATAAATCTTCGAAAGGAGGTGGAGGAGTTGAAATCCGCCTTGAAGGATTTCGATGTATCTACAGATACCAAGGGATTTGACGATTTAAACCGGAAATACGAGGAGGCGACACGGAAACTAAAGGACTATGAGCAGCAGATGCAGAATTATCAAAGGGTAATAGAGCAGCTTAAGGTCTCTAATGGTATTATTGATGGGGCTCGTCAGATAACAGAAGAATTGAATAACGCTACCGATGTGTTTGTCGAGCAACAACTAAAGGTTAAAGGCCTAAGTGACGAGATCAAAAAACTCAATAAGTCTTACTTGTCTCTCTCGGATGCGGATAAAAATTCCCAGAAGGGATCTAATATATTAACCGACCTGAAGGAGAAGACCCGGCAGCACGCTTTAGAGAACGAGGCCCTGAAGAGGCTAAGGAAGGAATATTCGGACAATATCAAGATCGAGGGAGCCGCCTCGGATTCCCTTGTAGCGTTGAGAAAGCAATTGTCGTTGCTTAATGCCGAGTATGACCGCCTTTCCGCTACGGATAGGAAAACGACCGTAGGGACTAACCTGCAAAAACAGATACAGGCCTTGAATACGGAGATTAGTTCGGCGGAGCAAGCTACCGGACGATATCAACGGAACGTCGGCAATTACGCCAGTAGTTGGAACGGATTGAGCGTGTCGGTTCAACAGGTCGCAAGGGAGTTGCCTTCCCTTGCTGTTGGCTGGAATACATTCTTTTTGGCTATATCCAATAACTTGCCGATGCTTGCCGATGAGCTGAAGAAAGCCGCTGCGGAGTATAAGGCGTTCAAGATGGCTGTAGCGGCAGGAAATAATGACGTGGCAAAAGTGGCTCCTGTCTGGAAGCAGTTGATAACATCTATTTTCAGTTGGCAAACGGCCTTGGTTGCGGCGATAACGCTTTTATCTGTCTATGGGAAGGATATTATCGAATGGACGAAGAGTCTTCTAAGAGGAGGTAAGGCATTGTCTTATTTAACGGATCAGCAAAAGAGATTAAATGAAGCTCAGAAAGAATCCATAGATGGAATATTTAAGGAATCTACACAGTTAAAAATCTTGTATACTATTGCTACGGACTCAGCTAGATCATATGAGGCTAGAGTAAAAGCGGCAAAAAAGATGCAAGAGCTTTATCCGGAATATCTTGGATATCTTTCCAAAGAGGCAATATTGTTAGGTAAAGTAGGAGATAGCTATGAGGCTCTGGTTAAATCAATGAAGAACAAGGCGATATCTACGGCTTACCAAAAAGAGCTAGAGGAAGGTGCTAAATTGTATAATGAGGAGATCGCCAAGCAATTAAGATATCAGAAAGAAATAAACAAGTTATTGGCTTTGATGCCAAAAGAAAATACATCAGAGTTCACAAAATACCTTGAAGATCCTAACAATAAATATGGACAAGTTAAATATTGGCGCTCCTTATTAAAGGAAAGTAAGTCTGTTTCAGAGCAATTAGAGCAATCCAATACACAGCTTTTACAACAAATAAGCAAGCTTAATGAGCCGGTTGAGACGCATGTGGATCTTTTGCTCACAGATATACAAGCTTATCAAGATTTTATTAAGGAGCAGGATGAATTGAATAAGAAGTTGTCTCTTTCCGCTATAACCCAAGATGAGTATAACAGACGTTTAAATGAGGCAAAAGGCCAGTTGATAGATGCTGCTGATGCGGCGAATATAGGAGGTTCTGCCTTAGAGAAGCTTAGAGACGAGTATATTGCGTTTAATAAAGCTTCGATAAATAAAGAACAAGTAGAAAAACAAAAGAAAGAGGCTGAAAAACAAAAAGAAATACAAGAGCGTGTTAATCAGCAATTACTTGATCTTCAAAATAAGAACCAGCAATCTAGGATAAATCTTATGGAAGAAGGCTCCGATAAGCGTATCGCCCAAATAGAATATGATTACGATCGTGAAATAGAGGCTATCCGTAAGAGGGAGAAAGAGTGGCGTGAGGCTCAAGGGGGAAAACTCACGCAAGAACAAACGGTTGAAATAAAAACAGCCATTACGCAGGCTCAGGCTACCCGTATGCGGTCCACGCAAGAAGTAGAGAACGAGCAGATCGAGGCTCAACGTAAAGCCATGAATGATTATCTTAAGGAATATGGCTCTTATCAAGACAAAAAAATGGCACTCGCCGCCGAATACGGGCAAAAAATAGCGTTTGCCGAGACCGAGGGGGAGAAATTGATACTCGGGAAGGAATGGGATAAGCAGCTTTCCGACCTTGAGATAAAAAGTGGCAATACCGCCAATGCCATAATCGCTCTTTTTGGAGACATGAAGGACAAGACTCTAAAGGAGTTGATAGAGATATCCACCAAGGGAAAAGAGGCCTTGGAGTTTCTTAAGTCCGGAGAATGGGATGAATCAAAAGGCAAGGGATTAGGCATAACGCAGGAACAATTCGATCTTTGGTCTGATATGCCTGAAATAATGGATAGGGCAGGGAAAAGCGTTGAGAGCACCAACGAGAAGGTCGATGAGTTGCGACCCGCTTTTGACAAGGTGACAGAAGGAGTGAGGCGATTCTTTGCCGCTGGTAACGACCCCAAAAAACTGACGGAATCATTACAGCTCATTAATGAGGGTGTAAATGAAGTTATGACCTCTGTTCAATTCTTGTCTACTTCATTTCGAAAACTAAGCGAGTCTATTGATATAAATGCTATTGAAGAAGTTGCGGATGGGTTTGAGACTATATTTGATTCTATATCATCAGGAATGGAGGGGGCTATTTCTGGGGAAAAGTTTGGTGAGCTAGCTGCTTCTATAGGAAAAAAACTGGGTGTTATAGGAGAAAAAGCTGCGTCTTTATTTGGCCCTATAGGAACCGCCGCTGGTGCTGCTATTGGGGTAGTGACCTCTCTAGCGTCCTCTATCGCTAAGATCCATGACAAAAAGAACGAGAAACGTATACAGAGATTACAAGACCAGATCGATGTGTTGGATGCCTCGTACGAGAAGCTAGGCCGTTCCATAGAAAAGGCTTATTCTACAAGTGCGGCAAAACTGATCAACCAACAAGACGAGCTCCTTAAACAACAGAAGTTGATGATTCAGCAACAAATCCTAGAGGAAAAGGATAAGAAAAAAACGGATGAAGAGCGTATAAAAGAATGGGAGAAACAATTGGATGATATAAATCTCAAACTTGAAGACAATAAAGAAAAAGCGATAGAGGCTATAACAGGAACTGATGTCATGTCCGCTATTGACGAGTTCGCCCAAGCGTATTCGGAGGCGTGGGCTACAGGAACTGATGCGGCAGAGGCTTCGACTAAGATTGTCCAAAATTTGATCAAGACGGCTATCATTGGATTCTTGAAGGATAAATTATCCCCTTCCGTAGAGGAATTCATGAAGAAACTGGCCGATTATATGTCCGATGGTATCGTTTCGCCTTGGGAAGAAGCGGAGTTGAACAAGTTGAAGGAAAAAATGGACGCTGAGGCCCAGAAGGTCTTCGACACGTCAAGCAAGTATTTCCAAGAGGATAAAAATGATAAATATGAGCAGACCGCTACATCCGGAGGTTTCGAGAAGATGTCTCAAGATAGCGCCGATGAGTTAAATGGCCGTTTCACCGCCCTGCAAATGACAGGGGAGGAGATACTGTTGTTCTTGCAAGGCTCCGAGCAATTCTTGAGCCTCTTGTATATAAAGGCCAGTATGGACGTGATATCTGTAAAGATATCCTCGTTGTATGACGTGGCGGATGAGACTAGGACGATGATCGCCAGTATCTATATAGAGTTACAGCAGATCAATGATAATACCGCCATTAGCGCAAAATATTTGAAAGATATAAAATCTGATATAGCTGTAGTTAAAAAGAACACAGAAGGATTGGCGCCTTAAATATACCAATCCTTCTGTATATTGTCACTTTTTATCGAAAGAAAGTACAGTCTTTTCATGTATACCATTTTCATTAAAGAAATGGTCTATTGAAGACAAGACATATTCTTGATTTTTAAAATGAAAAATAGCACCATTTTTCGTATATGCCATAAATCTAGTCGTGCTGTACTCTTTTTCGACAGATTGATCACCAAATTGAAAAACTAAAATTGTGTCCATGATTAATTGAATTAAATAATACGCTAATATACTAAAATAGTTTGATATGGAAGTAAGAGATGTAACAAGGAAAGCTATAAAAATAGGGGCTTGCAGTGAATCAGGCAAGGCCACTGACTGGAAGAGCCTATGTTGGCTGTTTTTTTCCCCGCAAGGGCGGGAGTTTTGCGAGGAGAATAATTATCCTTCGTTGGATTTATTTAGAGGCATGGCTAAAAACATAGCTCCCTACGGGATATACGTGGATCGTGATCTAATTGAGCTTCACAATAAAACAAACGTAGGTGTGATAGGTAATACCGTGGCGTATTTGAGTTATGACGATAATACGAGGGTGCATAAGGTGATCTTGATGCACGGGGGCAAGGCCAAGATAGAGGCCGGGAACTACTCCGTGATATTGCTTGTCAATATCGGGGGATGCGAGGTGGAGATTATTAACGACGGAACGGCAAGGATATTATGTTAGGGGATCTATATATTAACGGGAATGACGCATGGGGCACGTATCGTGTCGCCATGGGAGAGGGTTTTATCCAGACCTTGCTAACCCCAGCGGGAAACAAGGATTTCATAGAGAACGAGAGCCGGTTGGAAAACGGGAAGAGGGTCGTGTTCAATAATCCCAAGGTGGCTAGCCGGGATCTTACCCTTACGTTCAACATACACGGGGATACGCAAGAGGAATATATGCTGAATTATAAGGCGTTCGTGGCTGTCCTTCAACAAGGCAAGGTCGTATTGCGTGTTCCGGATCTTGATATGACATTTACCCTTGTCCATAAGAGATCATCAAGCTTCGCCTTGGATCGGAACAGGTTGAATAGTAGGCTATCCGTTAAGTTCGAGGAACCTGACCCAACGTCAAGGGGATAAGTGAAGAGCCGTCCGGCCCTTATTGGCTAGACGGCTCTTCGTCCTATTGCGCTAAAAGATGCGTATTTAAAGATCGGAGGTCGAATCTTCCCGGCTTTGACCTCCCGTTGTTGTATACCGACACGGTCATATGTGGCTTGGGCTTGGTGCCGCTAAATCCGCAAGCCCTCTCCAGCTCGTCGATAAGCCTTTCCATTTTCAAGGATTGCCGGTTGAATCGCTCCATCGCCTTCTTGTCCCTTTGGGACGTTAAAAGCATTTCGTTTAGTATCGTGTTTATGTCTTTCATATTCAATCAATCATTTAATAGTTCACAGGTATCATAGTTAAGGTTTTGGGGTCATTCATCCTAATCTGGATAATAGATGATTGTTTATATCCGGAGTTATATTTTGAGTGATGAAATTGTACGCCTTGCTTACGTCTTTCTTGAAATTAGGATCAGAGTCATATTCCTTGACAAGATCTTTCACGTTGTTGGAAAGGGTGGAATGTTGTCTCATGTGTAGGATGTTCGCTATCTTATCACGTAATCCGCTTTTCATTTTCTTGCCCGCCAACTTTTTGGGGCAATACAACAAGATTATCACAAACAGGAACTTCTTGCGATCATTCACGGTCATTTTGGACTTGCAATAAATGGATTGGAAAGCCTCGTACATTGCGTCTATCTTAGACATGTCCGTATATAAAGGCTCGCTGAATATATCTTCCTTTCTCTCAAGTTCGTCCATGTTGTTATATATGCGTGACAATTCCTTCACCCCGGACACGATGGTACTCTTTAGGTCAAAAAGACCGTGGATGAACTCCCGTCCTCTTTCCGTCCATACGGTTTGCATCGCCGTTCCGGGCGTTCCGTCACGCTGGACGTATGGATATGTCCTTGTTCTCGTGTAGTCCTCGTCTTGATACTTGTGTGTCAATAGCCATTGACCACCTTGCTTGTATTGTACGCCCATCTCTCTCAGCTTTTGGTTCAATGTGACGGCGCTCATTCCTAGCTCCTTGGCGATCTGGTTGGTGTTATACGTGCTGGTGCTTTGCAATACCTTCTCGTAGTAATTGACCTTTGGGGCAGCGGCTTGAAGTTCCTCGCTTTGAAGGGCGGTTTGTTGCTCTAGGTTGGCGATCCGCTCCTCACGTCTCCTCAATGCGTCTTGAGCGACTAGAAGAGCACGTGCCATAAGTTCCTCAGGAGTATCTTCCGGTTTGGATATCATGTAGCCTCCGGTTTTCCGGATAGAAGGTAAGACTTCATCACATACCCAATCTTGAAATTTTTCGGCATCTGGTAATTTTGATTTCATTGTCAAACGATACACTTCTCCTTCTTTGCCATACTTCATTTCCTGCATAACCGTTGCTCCGTACTGGTTTACAGTGGGGGTCGGTAAAATGGCGACCCCCTTACAATGCTGTGAAACAGCGTCAGCTGGTCTACTATAACCAAGTGCCTTTGCTACATCTGCTAAGCAAAACAACGGCTCTCCATTCTCATTCATCGCAATTCTTACTTGTCCGAACTGCTCATTTTGGAAAATTCGAATATTATTCATAACTTTGTGCAGTTATAAAGGTTAATATTATCCTCATTGGTAGCTCGGTCAAGCACTACCTTTGAGGATTTTATTTTGACCGAAGTGGTAGCCGGGGACTTGAACCCCGGTGTATGCCGTCCTACCTGCTTATTACCAGTCTCGCTTGACAAGGTAAAAAGCGAAGGGCAAAGATTGAAGTTGCCTATTGTGACGGTCTGCAACTGGAATCAATGCCCTTAAATATCTTCTTTCGCTACCGTCACATGAGCGATCATTTTCATATCACAAAATTATATATGACAAAATCCGTGGCCTATTTTTTCAAGGCTCGAAACACCACAATGGAGCTATTGTTGTAAAATCCCTCCGGCCGTATTACCGGAGGGGCATCTACTTCCGATCCTCTCCCCGTCGTTCGAGTTATCCCGCAAGCCTGCAAGTCATGTCGCTAATTACGCTCATGAATCTATCGTAGGTCTTTTTATTCCATTCCTTGTGATCCGGCATCCAGTCATTGAATATCTCCATGTAGACCACATCGTGAGACCTGTCTTGTACGGTGACGCATAAACCGCCCGTCTCCGGCATAACGCCTACGTTTATATGTACCGGTTTCTTTCCGATCATACACTCCAACGCAATCCTTTGTACGTTCTTCAATACTTCTATCGTTTCCATAAATTTTATCTTTTATCCAAGACCAAATAATGATCTCCAAGACATTTAACCCACTGTATTCTATATCTCTTAGATTTACACCCAAATTCTATGTCTTTGATCACTGATAGGATATCAAAAGGGCTTTCTTTATAATATTTACCAAGTATTGCAAGAACATGATAGCTCTCACTCGGAGTAAAATGCATTGAACTCCTATACCTTTTAGCTGTATCATAGAGTCTTTTCGAAAAAGATTCTACTGTTTCAAACTCTTCTAGTCTGTAATTAAATAAATCCGTTGCTTTCATATTTCACCCTCCTTATATTAATTAATCACCCGAATAAACCCTGTTACCGTAAAGGCTAGCCATACCGACATGAGTAAGTCTTACATTATGGGATCTTTCCGCAAGTTCCTTAGCAAACGCCGCACGTTTTTCCGCAAGCTGCACCATCGCTTTCGCCGATCCCCAAGCTTGTTTAAGGCACGAGCCGAATGTACGTCCGTATATTTTGCACTCTCTATAGATCTTATGCGCTTCCTTCATGATCTCACTCTTGTTGTATTTCTGTGTTGCCATTGTACTGTTATTTTATTTTGATGATGCAAATGTAATGTATATAACATTACTATGCAAGATAAAAGTAATAACACGGCATTACTTTAACGTTAATTAGTAATATAAGTAGCATTACTTATATGAGTATATGTAATTTTGTAGCATTAAAATTCGGATATATGGATAATATTGAAGCATTACTAAAAGAAAAAGGATTGACTAAAACGGCTTTCTCTGATTTACTCGGTATCAAAAAGCAAAATCTAAATGGATTAATGAAGAATCCCACTTTAGAGACCATAAAAAGATTTGCTTCTGTTCTGGGTGTTGAAACATGGCAACTTTTCGCCTCCCCCTCCGAAGTACAAAAAGAGACCGATGGTGGGTATAAGTGCCCTAATTGCGGGCATCCATTGAAGATAAAGGTGGAATGATGTTATCTTTAATGATCTCTAAATAAAAATCATGAAATATTTGTCGGTATGTGAATTATAAGTTACATTTGCGACATGAAAATACGAAGCGTAATAGCATATAAGTACTATTTCATTGATTTTGTGAAGTCCCTGCCCGACAAGATGCAAGACAAGGTTATCAAGACCATACAATATGTTGAAACGTTGCAAAGGGTTCCTGATAAATATCTGAAACATATTGAGGGAACGAAAGGGCTTTATGAGATCAGGGTTAAATTAGCCAGTGATATAGTACGTGTATTTTGCTTTTTCGACGGGGACAAATTAGTTGTACTCTTGAGTGGATTCCAAAAGAAGACACAAAAGACCCCAAAGAACGAAATAGATAGAGCGATGAGACTTATGAGAGAATATTTCAACGAAAAAGAAGGGGAATGATATGGAGACTTACACATTTGACGATATTAAAAAAGAGGTTTACGGAGAAATAGGAACTTTGCGTCGTGATAACATTGAAACCGAGCTTTCCAATCTAAGGGTTGGGCTTCAAATAAGAAATGCACGTGAAGCAAGGAAAATGACACAAAGCCAGTTGGCCGAGAAGATCGGGAAAGAACGTTCTTTTATCTCGAAAGTAGAGAGCGAGGGGAAAAACCTAACCCTTGCTACGTTGTACGACATTGTAACCAAGGGACTTGGAGGCAAACTGGATATACAAGTGCAAATATGAATGCATTATAACGTAGCATACAATACATTACCTTTGCGATACAATATAATACATAAGTAATATGGAAGCAGTAATAAGAAAGCAAACCTCGTTCCGTTTACGTGAGGACTTGTTGCAAATATTGCAGGAGCAAGCCAAGAAAGCGAACAGGAGCCTGAATAATTTCGTGGAGAGCACCTTGATGGACGCTGTATACTCCGAGCCAAACGAGGAAACGATAGCGGCTATAAACGAGGCTCGTTCTGGAAAGTATGCCGGGACGATAGACGTAAGCAGTTTTGATGCCTTCATGAAATCATTGGACGAGATAGAATGAAAACGATCCATTACAGTACGAAGGCAAAGAAAGACTTAAAGAAGTACCGCAGCAACATCAAGCTGATGGAAGCCTTGTTTGAAGTCTTGGACAAGCTAAAGAAAGGGGAATCCATTCCAAGCAAGTACAAGCCCCATGAGCTGATAGGCAATTACAAGAACTGCATGGAGTGTCATGTAGGCAACGACTTTCTTCTTATTTGGATAGATGCGGTGTCTGACATAGTGGAAATTGTCAGGATCGGAAGCCACTCCGAGTTGTTCGGGAAAAAGAAATGATTTAACGTCATCAAATAGGATATATACTTACTTTGCCATCTAATATATACTGCAAGTCGCACAGAAGATATACTGCGTTGGCAACGTAAGTATTATTGGAAAATGACACACATGTTATCAAACATATAATTTAACCTTCATTGATTCATTTTTTTGTTAACATTTAAAATTACCTTTGCATAATCATTAACTAAACTAAATCAAGTCATGAAAAAAATACTATTTTTTGTCCTAGCGGCAGTAGCTTTGCTAGGATGCGAGAAGGAATTTGTCGATATTCCACCTAAATCTAGTATAGCGGGAGGTATTACAGCAGAAGATATATTTAAAGCCACCGGGTGTAAACCAAACAATGTTGAAGATATAAAAACATTCAAATTATTTAAGGATAATAATAATGTAAAATATTTATATGGTTCTATTTTAATAGATAATGTAGAGAGTTTTTGGGTGTCGCAATATTCCGATTCAGGGGATCTAATATGGGAAATAACACATAAAGATCCTGAATTGGTATCCTATGCTCATAATCCAGTTCAAATAAGTAATGGAAATTTAGTCATTGCTAATGCTATAAAAGAATCTGAGACTAATATAATAAGCGTATCTCCTGTTATTGTAGATAAAAAGGGGAATGCTAAATATCCAAAAATATTGGGCGGTAAATACATCTATACAGACATATACACATATGATGATTTTTTCTTTACCACAATAAGCCAGCAGGAATTAGAAAAGAATCCAAATGCTAAAGATGCCGCTGCTCAAATCAGCAACTCTGGTGATTTAATGAGAGAGTTTGGAACTTTATGGTTACCTAAAAAAGAAGAGACGATCACATGGATTAGCGATTCTACTTATGTTGTGATGAACGAAAATATTATAGAAAAAAGAGGATTTTATGCGGGTGGCTGGAGATTTCCCATCAATTTACCTGATCATAAATCATGCACCATGGATATATCGTCAAAAGACATGATCGTCAGCGCATTCTATTACTTAGAATACTCAGACAATAAGAAAGACACGATATCTTATCGTATATCCGCAGATACAGGAGAAGATTTAAACGCAGTCAAACTTGAGAGTCTTTCTTTTAGCGAAACAGAAAAAGTAATAAAACAGGGCGAACAAATTCTTCTGATACCTATATTTTATCCGGAAAACGCAACTAATAAGGGTATTTATTGGTATTCTTCTGATACTGATATAGCCACAGTGGACGCATCCGGCAACGTTAAGGCTATTAGTTTTGGGAAATGTACGATAAAAGCAAAATCAAAAGATGGAGGCTTTGAGGCTAAATGCCAGATAACGGTATTGGAGCCTTCAATAGAAGATCTTATAAAGGGTGATGTATATGGCTCATTCTCATCATTGAATGGATATACTACAGGCGATGTTACAGCGGTACTATATAACAATAGCAGCAAGAGCATAGAGGTCACCAAGTTTTACGTAATGGACTCAAGGACAAATAAGATCATTTTACAAAAAGAGAATTGTGGACAAGTTGTTTATAATCAACCTTTAAAATATGATGTAAAATTCAGTTTGATATACAAGCCTTTATTCATATGGGAATATATCAGTGAAGGTAAAAAACATGAGACAAAATATCAGTTAGGCAAATAATGTTTTGTAGAAAAAGCGATTATCGAATCCCATTCTCCCCTAAAACTATGGATGAGGATTTTATATCTTAAGCTTAAGCCCGTTCCGTCCTTTCGGTTCGGGCTTTTTTATTTCCTCCTACAACAAAATTACAACAATCCCGCCATTGTTTTTTTTAGGTCCGCTTGATTTTTTGCCATCCCCCTTATATGCGTGAACTTTGAGTTCATGATCGAGATTAAGGACATATCTGGTAGAGTCAAGTTGTCGGTATCGATAGGAACGGGTTCGGTACGTCGGTTTGAGTTGATGAAAGAGGACTATGTGAACCTCGTGTTCTCTTTGTCCAATCCGGTACAACTGGAGATCGGAGACAATATCGATTATGAAGGTAGCGTTTTCTACGTAACTGGCAAGACATACCCGACATTCAACGCATCCACAGGCGGATACGACTATAGCGTGCGATTCGACTCGCATTATTACCGATGGAAGAATCATATCCTATTTTACGATAGGCAAGGTAACAAGGAAGCGTCATGGAGCCTTACACGTGCTCCGGAGGCCCACCTAAGCATTGTCGTATCCAATTTGCGATCTCTGGGATTCAGGTATAACGGCAAGGAGTACCAAGCCGTTGTCGATAGCTCCGTTGACGCTGTCGCCAAGCTCGTGCAATACGACAGCACGAATATCGTGGATGCCCTTACCAAGATTGCCGAGGCGTGGGAGTGCGAGTGGTGGGTAGAGGGTGACAAGATATATATAGGTAGGATAGAGCGTGGCGATCCCGTAGATCTGGAGATAGGTAGGCAGGTAGCGTCCATGCCAAGGAGCCAAAGCCAAGACCTGTTCGCCACACGCCTGTACGCTTTCGGCTCAACGAGAAATATCCCCTCCGGCTATCGCAAGGGGGAATCCGGTACGGTGGTGCAAGGGGTGGTGCAAAAACGCCTCATGCTTCCTAAAGGAACTCCCTACGTGGACGTGGTACAGGGATTGACCGAGGATCAAATAGTGGAGGCGGTCGTTATATTCGACGATATATACCCTCGTAAGATAGGTACGATAACCGAGGTGATACCGAAGGAGGTCACGGAGGAGGGCGAGGACGGGACATCGGAGACATTCACCGTCTATCGGTTCAAGGACTCGGGATTGTCCTTCTCCGAGGAATACGTGCTTCCCGGCAAAGAGCTTCGTGTCGTATTCCAGACGGGGCCGTTGTCAGGCATGGATTTCGCCTTGCGATTCAATCCGGAAGGACTGCCGGAGGATGATCCGGAGGCTCAGGTGTTCGAGATAGTCCGTAATGACTCCTATGGCCAGACATTGCCGGAAAGCCCTCTTATACCGGGGACGGGGAACAAATATATCCTATACAATTTTGACACGCAATACGTAAGTGACACCCTTATCCCGCAGGCGGAAGAGGAATTGCTGAGAAGGACGATAGAGTATAAGGCCAAGGTCGTGTCGGACCCTTCCACTTACACATGCGTCCTTAACTCATACTACGCTTCCGGCTACGATGAGAATAATGGTATATTGAACCCGGAAAAGGCGATTGATCTATCCGTAGGACAGCGTGTCAGGCTTATCAATAAGGCCTATTTTGAGAATGGGCGGGAATCTAGGGTATTGGGTTTCGAGAAAAAACTTGATATCCCATATGATTCGCCTTCCTATACGGTAGGAGAGAGCGCTGCTTACTCCCGGTTGGGAGAATTGGAGCGTAAGTTGGAGAATATCCAATATAAGGATAACACGTACGTCAACCAAGGTAGCGGTTCTTTCGGGGTGTATATCATAAAGAAAGAGGATACTACCGCCGCCTCGGACGAGAACGTTTTCTCCGCTCTGCGGACATTATATGAGATAAACAAGGTAAAACAGGATAACGACAAACGTTACCTTCGTAAGGACATACCCGATATCGCCCATGAGGATATTTTATTCGACAAGAAGATAGGCTCCTCCATCTTCCTCGACGGCATGGACGGTAAGGGCTGGGAGATCAAGGCCGACGGTTCCGGTATCATGGAGGCGTTGAAGGTGCGTTCCGACATATACGCCGGTAACAAGATAGGATCCATATCGTTCGCCCCCGGCTTCACCGGCTGGGGTACGGAGATAGATATCCCCACGGCCACTGGAACCTTTGACAACATATTCGCAAGGAAGACCTTTACGGCCTACGAGATAGTGTATTCGCAGATATACGGGTTGGGCGGCAACCAGATCGTCTCCGATATCAACAAGATAGGGAGGGTCGAGAGGCTGTCCGATCGTTGGAGATGCTACATGGACGACATGGACGGTCTCATGCTGATGAACCTCAGGGAAGGTGACGGCGTGAGGATACAGAGAAGGAACGGTATCACGTCCACTAAATATCTATTCGGTCGCTGTATCGGTATCTCATCCGACTATTTCGATATAGCTTACCCGTTGATAGAGGGTACCGGCGAGCCAGAGGCGGGGGATTTCGCCATGCGATGGGGTAACGACAGGGATACCACCAGACAGGGCCTTATCTATCTGACATCGGCGGATCAAGGAGCGCCGTTCATCGCCGTATATGACGGTATCACGGGCGTTTCCACGCAAGACACGCTGAAGGCCCAGCTAGGCAACCTCTCCATGATCCGTACCAAGAACGGTACGCAACTGAAGGGTTACGGGGCTTACCTGAACGGGATCTATATAGAGAACTCGTCCATATACCTCGATAACGGCATGACCGTGGAACAACAGTTCTCCGTGATGAACGGGGAGCTGAGGAGCGAGATCGAGGGGGTGAGGAACGACATGTCTCTGGAATCCGGGAATATACTTGTCAATTCCACGTTCGGGAAGGACACGAATTATTGGCGTTCGGAGAACGAGGTCCATTTCATAAACGTCGGGGGCGACCTGTTATGGATAGGCGGCGCTTTCTACTCGGAGAAGAGAGAGGTGGCGGATATCTACCGTGACGGTGAGCGTAACGTACTCCGTCTGCTGGGGACTACCATATACCAGTCAAACGCCAACATGAAAGGCGATAAGGCGGCTGGGACCTACTCGTACGCCTTTTTCTACAAGGTCATGAGACGAGGTGTCTTGACGGTGGGTTTCGCCGGGCAGGAGTTGTACGATTCCTTGACCCTCGATCCGTCCGACGAGTACGTCAAGCTGTCAAAATCCGGCAAATGGGACGGTACCGGGGATTTCCGGATCGGATTCACCGGCGAGATATTGATATACGGCGTGTCGTTGTTCAACGACCGGTTGGCCGATGCCGTGATAAAGCTTGAGACGCGGATATTACAGACAGAGGAGTATATCAAGTTGCTGGCCACGAAGGAGTACGTGGACTCGGAGACCGGGGCGATATATACCAAGTATGACGCAGAGTTGTCGGTCATGGCCGAGGAGATATCCGCCCGTGTGACGGAGGAGCAATTCGCCACGGCGCAAGAGGCCATAACGCTGGCCAATAACGCCGCCAAGGCCGCCCAGACCGCCGCCGATAACGCTAACCAGTCCGTGACAAGCCTTAACACATACGTTGACGGCGCTTTCGCCGACGGTATCATAACGGAGGCCGAGGCCAAGGCCATAGAGAAGTACCTGAATACGGTGAACACGTCCAAGGACAGCGTGACCGCCACTTATACTAAGCTGTATTCCAACACGTACCTTGACGGTGCGGCCAAGACCGGTCTTAAATCGGCCAAGGATGTCTTGGACTCGTCTATAAGCGCCTTGATAAGCAGTATCAACACGGCCATAGCGGACGGAAAGACCACCGCCTCGGAGAAGGCCGACGTGGATAAGAAATTCGCGGCCTTCAACACGGCCATGTCCTCGTTCGAGAGCGCCGTGGAGACGGCGAACAAGTATATACAGGACAAGTTGAAGGACTATACCGATACGGCGACAAACCAAGTGAAGGTGAAGCTGGAGTCGGACTTGTCGGTACAGGCGGGACAAATCACGGGTATATCCACTAGGGTGGACAATATAAGGAATGAGATAGACACGGCGGGATGGATCAACACTACGCAGGGAAATACGTTGTTCGCCGCCAAGAGCTTGGAGAATGGCGATAATATCATATCGTATATCAACCAGACGGCAACCACCACCACGATCAAGGCGGAGAGGATCAATCTTGTAGGGGCGGTGACGTTCAATATGTTCAATACGGATGTCAAAAGCACTATTAACGGGAAAGCAGACTCAATCGATCTAGGAGAGTTGGCCTATGAGAGCGAGGTGGCTATGTCCAATCTTTCATCGGCGTTGAAAAGTATCATCGAGAACAAAGTTGACCCCAGCGATTTAACAACCGCATTGATGCCATATGTCACTTCTACATCTCTAACCGAATCTCTGAAAAAATACGAGCTTACGGGCGTGGCGGATGATAAGGTTAAGGATTTGATAAACGCCCTTACGGGAAAGCAATCCACGACGATCATTAATGGATTTATAGATACGTCTTTGTTGAATGCGGATAAAATCATAGCGAACACCGCATCTATAGCTGGGTTTACTATAGATAGTAATAGGCTTTATAATAATAGCATGTCCTCCGGTATAGAGCTTAGTAATGCAAGTGGGAGCAAATTCATTTACATAAACTCGATTGGTTCTTCCTCCGCATTACAAGTCCGCAATGATTACGGGACAGCCTTAAGTATTGGATCTTACGATACGGGAGGGGTAGGGATTGAGGTTACCGGAAATACCGGAGCGACGGCAATAGAGAGTAATGGACCTGTCAAACTTATTACGCGGAGTGATGAGGAGATAAGGATGTATAGAAATGATAGTAGCTATTTGGCAAGGTTTTCTTTCAAGGGGCATAAATTCAGTGATTACAGAACGGTTATAAATGTGGGTAACTTGATGAATAGTAATCAAATAAAGACTTTGACAGGAAAAGATCCTGATGGTTTTCAAATTCGTTATGACTCCCAGAGTGGATATATATACGTACAAGTTTAACAATTAAAATACAGTAAATCATGAAAGTAAATTTCAACAAGAATTTAAAGGACTTCGATGGAACAGACATGAGGGACAATTCCGGTGAAGTGAAGGTCATCAAGGACGTAGTATGCTCTAGGCTTTACTCTTCCGGCGATGATATGAACGAGGACGAGAAGTACGAGCTTTACAAGCTAATGACAAGGATCAACGCCGCCGATGGTGAGATAGACATCAGCGACAAGGAATCCATATTGATAAAGAAATGTTGTAACAGGACGTTGACCGCCGGAGCTTTCGGTCAGATCTTCGAACTTTTAAACGTATGAGACCATGGAGATAACGAGCGATACTAGGACAATAAACGGCTACTCGGAAGTAGCCGGTATCAAGATACAGTATTCCGCCTCGGTCAAGACCGATGAGCGGATAGACCGGATAACAGGCTCTTTTATCAAGGACGGGGTACGTGTGGGATCTCTGGCCTACGAGCGTAACGGGCAATTCTTCATGTCGGTGGACAAGCCCGGCGTGATAACGAGCAAGGAGGATGCGGTGGCCATCGCCACTCAATTCTTTAACGACACTTACGAGATGTTGAACAGTCAAGCGGTGGAGTAATATGGAAAGCATCATCCTATCATCGGGCACCGAGGTAACCCCCGAGGACATCCAGAAGATAGCGTCGGCGGTCAACGACCTCTTGCTGACCACGTCGAAAGACCCGGGGCAGTACGAGGAGGCCGATAGCCTGCAAGGTATATCGTCCTTGCCGGTGTTCAGGCAATCCGGATCGGCCTATGATCTCGTGCGTGTGGCCATATCCTTGTTGAGGGGCGTTGACGGGAAACAGATCGTCTTGCAGGTCACCGCCGATTACATACAGTGGCGTTACGAGGACGGGATGTGGCAGAACCTCATACCGCTCGCCGACTTGAAGAGGCCGGCCACGGAAGCCGCCGCCGATGTGCGTGAGAGGATGGACGCTATCGTGAGCGAGGTGAACGCCTTGAAGACCCAGTTCGAGAACGACGTGAGGCACGCCTTGGAGAGGGCGGACGCGGCAACCGAGAAAGCGAACACGGCGGCTGAGAACGCCAAGTCGGTGTCTGACCACCCGGGCTATATCGGCGATGACTTCCATGTCTACACGTGGGATTACGCTACCGGGGCCTATATCAAGACGGACAGGATACTGAAACCGGAGGCGTTCACGATCTACAAGGTCTATAAGTCCGTCTCGGCTATGGAGGCGGACAAGTCTAACGTCCCGGAGGGGAAGTTCGTCATCATCAACACGGGCAGCGTGGAGGAGGAGGATACCGGCAAGCTATATCTCAGGACATCCTCGGGATACGATTACCTCGTGGACGTGTCCGGCATGAGAGGCTTCACCGGGAAGACTCCGCAATTCTCCATAGGCACCATAACGGCGGGCACGTATCCTTCCGTATCGTTGTCCGACGGGGGCACGGACGCATCCGGCAACCCCGTATACAGGATGAACTTCGTGTTGCAGAGAGGCCCTAGGGGATTCTCCCCAAAGATATCGATCGGGAAGGTGACGACCGGTCTCCCGGGAACGGCGGCCCAAGCCACGATAACCGAGAAGGGAGAGACCGAGGAAGGGGTTCCATTAGCGGAATTAGATCTTACCATCCCGCAAGGACAGGACGGGGCGGTGGTCGGCGTATACAAGACAAGGGAGATCGACCATGTCCCGGGGGCGAACGACGTGACCTACGAGGAGGGCGGCGAGACCAAGAGCTACCCTATAGGCGGTGAGGTCTATCTAAGGGAGTCTCCCGGAGACGTTACGTTCTACAAGCTCCACGACATAGTGGAGGGCAAGGCCATATGGGAGGAGTCTTCCGGTGCCGCCTTGCCGGGGAACGTCTACTTGACCGGGGCGAATTACTACAATGAATCAGTAACAATTATCGATAAAGGGATATTATCATGAGCAAGAGAGGAGCTTACATATACCAACAGATAGAGCAGACCACGGCAGAGTGGACGGCTGACAGCACCATATACCCGCCGTCGCTATGGCTTTTCGAGCGGTTAGCGAACGGCAATTTAAACATGAAGTTCTCGGACGGTGTCCATTCCTACTCCGAGCTTCCGTTGATGATGCAAGACATCAAGGTGAGGATAAAGACTAACACGGACACGGAATACGTCTTGGAGATAACCTCCGCTGAGGGAACCATAACCACGCCTAACTTGCGTGACCATTACGACGATACGGATATCCGGAATCTGGTCACCGGTCTAAGGACGGACGTTAATAAGCTAAAACCCGTTGTCACCTCCACCCCGTCTAACGGCCAGATAACCATAACGCCGGACAAGGCCCAAAACGACGATCCGGACGTATCGATAACGCTGGAGACCAAGGGGGACAAGGATAAGTCGCTGATGGCCGACGGCAAGTACCGCAAGCTGCCCGTGTACGGCAGGAACCTGTTGCTGGGATCTGGGAAGGAGGTGAGTAACTCGAATTATAATATAGCTAATTATTGGTTGACAGAGCAGATCCCGAATGGCACACAAGTAACTGTTACAATATGGGGGGAATTAGGAGAAAATAGAACTGGATTTAAACTGTTTAATAGCGGAGGAGATGTAACAGCTAGTGGTGGTTTCCACGGTGATACAAATGAAGATTTTATTGTGCCGAACGAGGGTGTTGGAAAAACAACATTTAATTGGTCTACAACTGATAAAAATTCAGGATCTATTGCGCCTAACACTTACTTAAGAATATATGCTTTCCCTTATAAAAGTACTCCTAATACAACCTCCACCATCCATAAGATTAAACTTGAATATGGTGACATCTCGACCGAGTGGACCCCCGCTTGGGAGGACATCCCGGATATAGAGGAGCGGTACGCCTACGGTGTAGAGTGGGACATGGCTTCGTCAAGCCCGGACGGGAAGCGTGTGGGGAATATGCAATTGCATAGGGAGTTGCCGGTGCAAAACAGGATGAGAAGGTGTATTCTTGACACAAATGGGGGGATTCCTGCATATGATACGGAAGTTCTTACAGGAGAATATTCAAACCCATCTGTTTTTTCTGCTATGGTTGAAATCCCAGATCATTGGTATAAAATATATATCCAAGGTACTAAATTTAGGGTGATGTTGTCGGCTATGCCATTACCCGGGTATAACCACATTGATAAATTCTATATATCTACCACGGAAGCTCGTATTTCCCGATCTAATTTGATTCTGTTTAGCTCTTATGGTGTTGGTTCTTCCGATACAAATATGCGTGGCGGCGACAACACCGCCGAATGGGACGGCACCTACCGTTCCTTATTGGGTTGTCCCGTCACCAACCTCACCCGAGACCAATTCCGGCAAGCCGCTAGGAAACGTGGAAGTGGTTGGGAAATGTACACCTACAACGCCCACAAGACCCTGTTCTGGCTATTCGCCGTCGAGTACGCCACGCTGGACAGCCAGAAGCCTTTCAACGCCCAGAAGGACGCTAACGGTTTCGCCCAAGGAGGCTTAGGTCCGGGACCTACTCAAATGACGGATTGGACTAATTTCAACAACGCCAATCCACTTATCCCATGCGGCTATACCAACGAGTTCGGGAACGGCTCGGGAGAGAAGGCGTATGTCGTGAAGAACGCTTCCGGCGGTACTCACGCCACGTTGATGGCTAACAGGTATCGTGGCATAGAGAATCCGTTCGGTCACATCTGGAAATACACTGACGGGGCTAATATACAGGTCACCACGGGCGATGCCGGATTGTCTATTCTATGGACTACCGATGACCCGTCGAATTTCAGCGACACCTCTTACACCGGTTATGACAAGAAAGGCAATATCTGCCGTACAAACGGTTATGCCAAGAAGATGTTGCTTGGGGAAGATGGCGATATAGTGGCCACGGAGGTCGGAGGTAGCTCCTCTACCTACTGGTGCGACTACTACTACACCTACACATCGGCTAACCGCATGCAGGTGGTGCTGGTTGGCGGTGACGCGGACGGCGGGTCGGGTGCGGGCCTCGCTAGCGTGGATGCGGATACTGCGCCTTCCGGTGCGTATCGTTACTTCGGTTCGCGCCTTTGCTTTTTCCCCGAATTTCGTAAAACGTCGGCGTAGCCGCACGTCTCACGTCGGGAATTTTTTGTATAACGTTTAATGAAGATAAAAATGGAAGAAGAAAAGAATAAAGATGACGGCAGCTTGTCGTTCTTGAATATCCCAAGGGATAAGAACTCAAGGCATTTTAATTGTCCGGAGATCACCCAACAGAAGTTGACGAATCTCACGTTCTGGGTAATCGATTACATGGATGGCGTGTCCACCAAGTTCGGGAAAGACAGGGCGCTTGTCATGATCAAGGAGAATCTAGAGGATAAGGATAGTGATGCCAAGAAATTCTTTACGAACTCCCAAGAGATCAAGTACGTTCTTGGTAAGATAAAGGAGATGGACAAGTTTCCTAGGAAAGTGACGATGCGAGCCTCCGGGAATAGGTATTATCTCGAATGACGGAATAAGGGTCGATCATCCCTAGGTGGTGCTGGTTGGCGGTAACGCGGACAACAGGTCGAATGCAGGCCTCGCTAACGTGAATACGAATAATGCGCCTTCCGATGCGAATCGTAACATCGGTTCACGCCTATACTTTTAGAGAGGGGAAAAGATATTTAGAGAACAAACAGGGATGGTGGCCTCGCCTCTTGGCGAAAAAAGTCTCCCCATATAAAGGGTGTTGGTAGGGAAACCGAAGACTCCCTATGATAAAAAGCAAATTAATGACAATAAAATGAAGAGAATAGGGGATTTATTTGATAAGATAGCGAATATGGACAACTTGATACTTGCGGACATGAAAGCCCGAAGAGGAAAGAAGGATTCATACGGTATAAGGTTGTTCGACAAGGACAAAGAAGGTAATCTAAGCCGTTTGCTAAAGTCTCTGCTGGATGGCACGTTCAAGACTTCCAAGTACCGGACTGATACCATCTATGAGCCAAAAGAAAGGATCATCTTCAAGCTCCCTTATTATCCGGACAGGATATTGCATCATGCCATAATGAACGTCATGGAACCTATATGGGTTTCCGTGTTCACGGCTGATACGACATCATGTATCAAGGGAAGAGGAATAACGGAGGCGTATAAGAGGACAAGACGGGCTTTGTCCGATCGTGAATCCGTCTATTGCCTCAAGGTTGATATCCGCAAATTCTATCCGTCAATAGACCATGAGGTGTTGAAAGGCATCGCTCGGAAGAAGATCAAGGACGATCGCTTGCTTATGTTGTTGGATGAGATCATCGATTCCGCTCCCGGCGTTCCGATCGGGAACTATCTTAGCCAATATCTTGCGAATCTTTATCTCGCCTATCTGGATCACGAGATAAAGGAGATTATAGATATAAGGCATTATATCAGATACGCGGATGACATGACTTTTTTCCATCATGATAAGTGTTTCTTGAGAAACGTATTACTTCCGTGGCTTATCGATAGATTGGCCGTGTTGAAGTTGGAGCTGAAAGGGAATTACCAGATATTTAAGATCGCTGAGAGAAGATCGGATAAAAGCGGCCGTGGTGTAGATTTCGTGGGTTTCGTATTTTACAAGGAGCATATACGGATAAGGAAGAGGACTAAGCAAAATCTATGTCGTGCGGCGGCTAGATTGAATAAAGTCCCGAATATATCCTTAACGGAATACAAGGCAGGTCTAGCCGGTTGGCTGGGCTGGATATATGATAGCGATAGCAAGCATTTAGCTAAGAAAATTTTAAAACCAGAGTTTTATGAAGCGATCATGGAGCGACACAATGCCGCCTAGAATAGAGCGGGACGGTGACGGTTCCTACCTGTACCGGTGGGACGTTAGAGAGGAGACAAGGGAGATGGGTGACGATATGGCCCCCGTAATCTCCTATAGTTACAACGAGGTCAGGGTATGGCCCACGTTGACGGCCAACAAGATATTGGAGGCCTGTATCAACGCCCTATGGGACAAGGACGTGGAGCAAAAGAAGCTGAACGACTACAACGCCGCCCAGCTAGGCATATTGGACTTGTCATACGTGGAGTCTTATAAGACGTTCCTTAACGAGAGGAAGGCGTTGAAAGACCGTGTGGATAGCGATTTCGCCGAGTGGGAGGCGGCGAGAGAGGATAAGAGCGTAGTGGTTGTTTAACTAATTAAAAAAAAGCATCGGAAGAATGGATAGATACATCCCCTACCTGCTAGACGCGGGCAACTGGTTAAAGACAATGGCGATAGCCGCCGTGGTGACAATGCTAGACTTCATGTCTCCGATCGAGAACTTCTTGGTCGTGATCCTATCGTTGGCCTTCATAGACACGTTCTGGGGGCTGGCTGCGGATCACGGGGATTTCCGGAAGAGCAAGTTCATCCGTAGCTGGGTGTACATGCTAGTCTATTTCCTGATCATAATCATCTCGTTCTGGATAGGCGTGATGATGGATATATCGGAGGATAACGCCAAGGCTTTCGTGTCTTGGATCACGTGGGCGATGATATGGTTTTACGGAACCAATGTCTTAAAGAACATGGGCAAGGTATTCCCGGATAACAAGGTGGTAGCCTTCTTGTATTGGGTTGCCGCCGTAAAATTCATTAGTAAGGTCAATTTCTTGGATGAGTTCAATAAGACTAAGGATAGAAAAGGCTCCCCAAATCCAAAAGGATAGGGGAGCCGGATAAATTTTAGCTTCCTGTCTTTCGCAAGGGAGGATAGCAAGGTTAACAAAGCGTCACAAATATACGAATAAAATCAAATAACAATGGCAGAGAAAAAATTACCTAGAGGGTTGCGAAACTGCAACCCCGGAAACATTCGGATCAATAGTGATCTCTTTCAAGGCGAGATACGACCTAGCAAGGACAAGTCGTTCAAACAGTTTGAGACGATGGCGTATGGCTACCGTGCCATATTCCGGATCTTGCGTAACTACTATAACAACTATAATTTGGACACGATCCGCAAGATGATCGGTCGCTGGGCACCGGAAAACGAGAACGATACGGACGCTTACGTTAAGGCCGTATCAGATTATGCTGGTATCCCGGCTGATGATCCGATAAATGTAAACGATCGTGAGCAGATGATCCGGATCGTGGCAGCGATGAGTCGGATCGAGAATGGGATAGAGGCTGATATGTCGGATGTTATAGCTGGATGGAATTTACTTTAACAATAACAAGACCTAATGCTGTAGAGGTAAGCGTAAAATAAAATGGTAACTAAAAACATGACATTTGGAGAAGCTTTAGAGGCTATCAAAAAAGGAGAGTTGGTTTGTCGTGAAGGATGGAATGGGAAAGGCATGTTTATTTTTCAGCGTCCTGAAGATTGTCTGTCTACGGATATGGTCGTGAATAAGGTTAAATCCCTACCTGATGCTGTCAAGAAATGGGTTGCTAGTAAATATGGAGACTCGGAAACGGACAAGATCAAGTTCACGGCTTATTTGTGTATGAAAGCCGCTGATGATACTATCGTAAATGGCTGGTTGGCATCTCAAACGGATATGCTAGCTACGGATTGGATGATCGTTCGATAGATGAAACCGTGGCATATCATATTAATACTAGTGTGCTTGGTAGCCAGTTTCACGGCTGGCTACCATATCCGGGGGGATGTGGCTAGTGATTCGATATCCAAGACCGACACGTCCGCCAAGGTGGATACGATACATGACAGCATCCCGTACCCGGTCTATGAGACACTGGTACAAACAATACCTGAGCCTTTTCCTGTCTACATTACATTAGACGGTGATACGATTAAGGAACCTATATATGTCCCGGTGCCGATAACCAGCAAGGAGTACAAGACAGATGATTATCGGCTGTCAATATCCGGCTATAAGCCTAATCTTAATTACATCGAGGTTTATAGAAGGACTGAGTATATAACCAAGACAATGAATCCACGTAGATGGGGAATAGGAGTTATAGCCGGTTATGGGATCGGTAAGAATGGCTTGTCACCCTATGTCGGGATAGGTGGGTTTTATAGAATTTGGTGAGGCTTCCATGGCTCACGCCCGAGAAACCTCTGATAATAGAATGAATGCGTTATATGAATAACAAGGGCTGACGTTTTTTTGTTCATGATTAATTTAATATTAGTTTGATGGTGACTTCGTGAGAACGAACCGGAAAGGGAAGATAAAGAAAAAAGAATCTTCCCTAAATAATCGGATCGGAAGTTTGATTATTTTTTCATGCCACGCACGACGGGAAGATTCTTACAAGTCTTTCTGCCGTGCATTTTTTGTGCCCGGCTTTGATAGTAAAACAAACCACGAAATAAAAAGTTTATGAATAAGGTGGAAATTTTTTACAAAAAAGTGATAGAGGCAGTCTGCAAGGAGTGCGGGACCGATCCGGTAATGATGTTTAGCAACAACAAGGAGAGGAACGTTGACGCTAGGGGAGTGGCTATAACCATACTGGCCGATCGCAAGTTGAGCGATAATATCATATCCGATCTGACGGGAATGACGAGGCAAGCCGTCAACCGGATGCGAAACCTGTACCCGGACAGGATAAGGAGGAGTTATTTCCTGAGAGGAGTATTAGAAAGCGTGAAGGAAAAATTAGCTATAGAAAATCCTCTATATTCGTGAACTTTTTTGATCTTAAAATAGTTGTATATACGAAATAGTAGAAAAATAGTTATCGTTTTGTTTGGAGATAGTAGAATTATAGTTACCTTTGCCCCTATCAAACCTTCGTTGTTTGTTATCTTTTTTTATAATTAAAAAAGAAAGGAGGCCAAATGGTAATGAGAGTCAAGGATGTTATATCCTTACTTGAAGAAAACGGATGGCGTTTTGTCCGGATGCGTGGAGATCATAGGATTTACTATAGGAAAGGAGCCAGAAGACCCATAGTAATTCCGGGTAATCTCAACGATGATCTAAAGGAAGGGACGTTGAATTCCGTTTTAAGGGAGGCAGGACTTAAATAGTCCTGCTGATGCCGCCTCCAGAAAACTTTTGAATTAATACATGAAAAACATAAGAAGAAAAAAAGACAAAAATGTATGCACACACTAAGAGTTATCATTGAACGGGCCGACAATAATTACTCGGCTTATATTGATGGTTTGGACGGTATAATAGCTACCGGTAAAACTATTGATGAGATAAAAATGGGTATGATAGAATCTATTGATACCTTTGTTTCGGAATGTGAGGAGCTAGGCTGTGATATTCCGGAAGAGTTGCAAGGTGATTACGAGTTGGTGTTTAAAATGGATGTACGGTCATTGTTGGAGTTTTATTCTGGCATATTTTCAAAGGCTGGTTTAGAACGTATTACAGGGATAAATCAAAAACAACTATGGCATTATGCTTCTGGAGGGAGAAATCCTAGACCCGAACAAAGCTTAAAATTGGAAAAAGCCTTGCATAAATTAGGAGAAGAGCTCCTTTCCATATCATTATAAAGCCTCCCTTAAAAGGCAAAAGCGTCGTCAACACAAATTGGCGGCGCTTTTTTTTGTCTCATCCCCTTCCGCAAAGAACTAGCAACAACCTCGCAACAAGCTAGCAAGGAGATATTTATTTAGCAAAGCCCTTCTCATGATTTTTGTCGTGTCCGGTAATGGTGCCGGATTAACGACAAAAATTAAAGATAATGGATAGAAATTATTTTATCGGTACTCCCGAAGGAGGTAATTCCGGTGGAAGTAAGTTTGACATCATGGCCTTTCTCCCGAGCTTGATGGGTGGCGGTGGAAAATCATTGGACCCCAATTTGGTAGCGGCTTTGATGAACAATAAGGGCAATCAAGACGCTTGGGGCGGTGGTGGTTGCTGGTGGATCTGGATCATCCTCCTGTTCTTCGTATGGGGAGGCTGGGGTGGCAACGGCTTCGGCAACAACGGGGCTAACGGATTACCGGCTCAATTGAACAATGACGCTGGTCGTGAATTGTTGATGAACGCTATCCAAGGAAACGGAACGGCTATCAGCCAATTGTCATCTTCCTTGAATTGCTCAACCCAACAATTACAAAACGCTATCTGCCAGATCCAAGGACAGATCCAGAGCGTGGGTAACCAAGTAGGCATGAGTTCCCAACAAATCATTAACGCCGTCCAAAGTGGTAACAATCAATTATTGAGCCAGATCGCCGAGTGCTGCTGCACGGTTAACAACAACATCACTAAGATGGGCTACGAGAACCAATTGGCTAGCTGCAACCAGACAAACACGCTGGTGAATACGATGAACAACAACACGTTGACTCTCCGTGACTCAGGTCTGCAGAACACCCGTGATATCATCAACGAGGTTCGTGATTTCAAGAACTTGTATCAACAAGACAAGATGGATCGCTTGACGGCGGAGAACCTAGCCTTGAAAGGACAGATCTCCCAAAGCAACCAGAACGCCTATTTCGCCGCTACTCTACAGGCGCAGACCGCCCCTCTAGGTAACGCCTTGGGTGATTTGAGCTCAAGATTGGCCAAGATCGAGTGTAACCAGCCGGAGGTGGCAAAGGTTCCTTACTCCCCCGTGGTAGGCATACCCACTTGCGTGGCCGCCCAGTACGGATTAGGCCTAGGTCTCGGTAACTGGGGAAACTTCGGCAACGGATGGGGATAATGAGTTAATAACCTAAAAATAAAGAGTTATGGCATTCATTAGTCCTTTCATAATGGCGAACAAGAACGGTATCCCACGTTTGGAGAGCACGGGCGTTACGGTCGGGACGACCAACGTTCGTTTCTCCTTCCGCAATCACCCGTTCCTGTCAGCCCCGTTTAGCGGGTTGATCTTGTTCCGTCTGGCCCAGCCTATCCCGGCTGGTACTACCGGGACGTTGCCGGTAGTGTTTGACACGAACGGCTCCACGCAGGCGCTAACGACCATTAACGGCGCAGATGTCACGGCATCCGATATAACCGGCACCGGAATCTACTTGTGTTACTATGAGTCGGGCAATAATACGCTCCAGATAATGACGGGAGTGGTGTGATAGAGTATCAACGAGAGACCGGAGCGATCCGGCTCTCATAAAAACCAAGAAATATGTTCAAGAATCAGAGACAAGGGAATCCTTTATATATCCTTCATAAGGGGAATACGCCTTTTTGTGAGGTTGGAAGCATAGTCAGCGTGTCCCCTCCGAGACCGGAGAATCCAAATTTCAATATGTATGGTCCGCAAGCTAAAATCGTGGTGGACATAAAGGCCAAGGTAGGTGAGGACAACGTCAGCTTCTCTAACGTCTTGTCCGACGTTACCATTACGGATTACCCCACTACAAATGGGGAGAAACTGGTTGTGTCATGCGATCTAGGTGCCCTGAATACGGAGATCAACGCCATGATGCAGCAAAGCCGACAGGCACTTGACAGCATCGATTACCATAAATCCGTGATTGAGGGGTGCGAGAAGATGCTGGTAATACTGAACCCTGAGTTTGCCCGGGAGAAGGAGAGGGAGAGTGAGATCGCTAACATGAGAAACGAGATGTCCGATCTGAAGGAGGCTAACGCAAGGTTGGTTGCCATGATGGAGCAACTTGTCGGTTCCGTGAACGGTAATAATAACAAGAATAAAAAAACAGAGTGATATGGGAACATATAGCAGAAAACTGAGAGAGCTGATCGAGGAATTCGACGCCATGGAAGACGAGGATATGTTAGAACTGGCGAAGGAGGCCTATAAGCTTGGCTGTAAGGAAGGAAAGCGGAAGGCCATGGAAGGCTATGGCAACCGCATGGAGGAAGACGAAGACGATGAGTTCGAGGACGACGACGAGTTCCGTGAGATGTGGGAGCGTGGCGGCTACGGTAACCGTGGCGGCGGTCGTGGATCATCCGGTGGCGGTTATGGCAATCGCCGTGGGGTGCCGGGCACCGGACGCTACTCGAGACGATATCGTAGATAACCATGAGGGGGGACCGGTTTCCCCCTCCTAAAAAACAGAGGAATATGAGACTAGATATGTATGATGATTTCCCTTCCGGGATGCGATCCTACCTGAAGGCGTATGGCTGGCATTTCTCCAAGGCCATGTGCGATTGGGCCGTATCCATGATGGAGAAGGAGGACGGAAACGGGAAGAAGGTCAAGATAACCCCTTTCACCAAGGAGCAGGTGGATGAGATGCTGAAGAAGTATAGCGTGGACGTGAAGAAAAAGGGTGGATACGATTATGTTTACGCCGCCAACATGTGCAAGGCCGATTACCTTGGCTCCTCCGTGCCTAACGAGCAGTACGCCGCTCTTTATGTCAAGAACGTCTGCGACGATCCGGACGCTTACGACGGGATAGTGTTCACTCGGTTCTACGCTGATTGCATCGGGTCCGGCACGCCTATAATCTGGGAGGAGATGATGTGATGGGAGGCTGGGGCTACATACTGAGGATCTTGAAGGGAGAGTCCCCCAAGGACGTGCTGGCGAGTATGCCGGAGAAGGATTTTGACAAGGTATCCGAGGTGGTGGGCAATCTCAAGGCAACCAATCTCACCCGGCAACAAAGGAGGAGGATAGAGCGGGAGTTCAAGACGGTAAGGAGATGATACGACGGGATTACCATATCAAGAGATACGATTGGGTGATCCACGTGCTGTATAACGTCACCTGCTCGAGGATATCCGATATCATAGCCCTATTGAGGAGGGTCGGTTGCCCGGAAAGCAAGATACGGGAGGCTTATGGCAATATGGGGTCGTGCAATCTGGACGTGGGACTTACTTATTCCAGCTACCGGCGGAGGGAATCCGTCATGGTGATAGGCCGGACCTCGTCTTACAGGGAGTTCTCCAATTCGTTGTTCCACGAGTGCCGGCACTTGACCGATCACATGGCTATAGCCTTAAATATGGATGTGGGTGGAGAAGAGATAGCTTACCTAAGCGGGTACATAGGAGGAAAGCTAGCTCCCGATATCCAGCTGTTCATTTGTGATTGCAATTGTCACGAAAACGAGATAAACAGACATGTTTATCAATAAAAAAAAGAAAATAAAATGGTAACAAAAGCAGATTTAAAAATCGAGGCCGCTCGTCTTGCGACGGAATCCGTAAATGAGGCGCGCGAAAAAGGGGAAAAATTGGAGTTTACTCCTTTAGCGGAAGAAATATATAACTTTCTTCAAAAGGATTTGGATTTGAGGGACACGGATGATCCTCAAGGTATGGTTTCGCAAGTGGCTTCTATGATTGGGGGAATGAATTGGAGCAATATATCACCTAAACAAACAGAAGATGGATCAGACACGAAAGAGAATGTTGCTGGCGAAACGGCTTAAACGATCATCCTCGCATTTGGTTAGACCTCTCCCTTATCAAAGGGACACAACAGATACAGGGTATATGTGGATAATCTTATTGTTTTTCTTATGGTGTCCACTCGTTAATAATGAAAAAAGGTAAGCAACATACAGAAAAGAGAGAATCCTCCAAACGTGAACTAGATCGATTGGTTGATTCTCTCGATTTCGAGCCTGTCAACTTTTACGAGGTGATGGCTCGGATACGGCACTTGATGTGCCTGTTATGATGACATGTATTTTTTTACGACATCCATATTACTAAAGGACATGGATAGAAACCGCATTGAGTCATTCCTTACGCTAGTCAATGCCTCCACGTTGTCTTCAAATGGATTTAACGATTTTATGGCGGAGACAAGATCATGCATACAATAGCATACCAACAATACATACGATCCCATGACCTCTGAATTGTTTTGTTCAGCGGCTTTATGCAATACTTTGTCTGCGAATCCCATCTTAACCGTATTGCCATTGTCATCTTTTTGATATATAGGTATATCAACTCCCATTTTGTCCTTGAAAAAATCCGCTATGGATAAATTAGCCTCTGCTTGTAGGCATCCGTATAGCCTCTCCAAATCTTTCGGGATGGTCTCTTGAACTATATCAATCCAATCGTCACAGACTAACTCCCTTATGACGAGTAAGGCTCAAGCCTGTCATTGGGAATATCCATGACTTTCACGCTTCCATCCTCGTTATAGTCATCGTCATCGCCGCCATATTCATTAACGCTCTCGATACGTTTCGAGGAAGCGTAATATTTCCAGCTCCCACTAAACTCTGTCAGGTATTCATCCAGTGTTTTTATCCATCCATTCAGCTTGTATATGAATTGATGAAGATACATTTCCCACAAGCATGTATCATAAAAAAGATCAATGCAATATCGGCTATTTTCATCATCTTTATGACGAAAAGTACGGGGTGCGGATATGATTCTCGCCATATCCAAATTCCCTAACACCTTATTGAAAAAGTTGGCCAATAAACTGTCATCATCTATGCGTGATAACAGCTCATAAAAAGGTTTATCTCTCATTAGGCTGAAATTTTAAGGTTATACAAATCAAGGATGAACTTCTTCCCGGCCTCCGTCCAATACATATGCTGGCGTGTCTTAATCTCATGATTATTTATTATTAATAGAATGCTCTAATTCCGTAACCAATGACACATTGTAGATAGCTCTTTGTCTCTGCCACTCAAGAAACTTATTTTGTAATTCCTCGTTTCCCGAGTCAGATATTAATCTGAGCAGTTCAGATTCTATTTTGCTAAGTTTTCCAACTTCGATTTGATGATTACTTTTACTCATGATTCTGTTATTCTTAATGTTGTACTAACTCTAACTCTGATTCAAAAAATTCCTCGAAATACATTTTCCCGTTAGGATAATGGAGCATAACACAATAAAGGTTTTCTTCACGTACCCCATCTTTGGTTTTAACTAAAGACTTTTCTTCCACGACTTCAGCGATAACGCCGACTTCCGACTTATGCCTTTCGTTCGTACACCACACATGTTGTTTGATTTTATATTTTGTTGCCATGATTTATTTATTTGTTACCATTCTATTATTAATCCATAATCCCCTCGGTGCCATTCTCCTTGATAGAGCTTGAATCCTTGTCTCATGAGTTCAAGTTTGCACTCATCGGAGAAGTATACCCAATGCGGGAAAAATATTTTATACTCGTTTCGTTTATTCGCTTCTTTTATAGCATTATATATCAGATCTAACGATGGTGAGTTTTTTTCTAATTCTCTAGCTTTCATATATTTTTTTAATTATGAGCCTTCATGGGAAGGCTCGGTTAATACTATTCCTCTAGATCGGGTATAGGCATCCACATATCACATTCATAATCTCCGTAATCTTCAAACTCAAAATTCCCGGATGTTGCGACACGTGGAGGTTTCCCGGCTTCAACAACTATATAACCACTAACTATTGCTCCATTTGATACCATCCTGCAAAGAACCATCTCATTTTCTTTAGGTAATCTTTCTTTAATGCTTACCCACGGGGATTGCTTTGCCAGCCATTCGGCACCTGCTTTGAAGTCCTCACGACAATTATCTTTGCGAAGCACATAGTCATCCGCATCCACTTCTTTGAGAACATTCTTGCGAAAAAACGTTTTACCTATGGCGTAATCCTTTGCCGCTTCTTCTACAGTCTGCCCCGTATCAATCTTGCTCATTGTCTTTTCCTCTTTTTATAACTTTTACAAATGTTACTTCTTGATCCGGATTTTCTTCCTCAAACCTAAATTTCTCGTTATAGAAGTCTATGAGTTCATCGAGGTCTGTAAATTCCTTTTCCACGTTATCGATGTAGTATGTCGTTTTTGGCTTGCCGTATGATAGCTCGTCTTTTCTAGGGGTGATAGTAACAGCGGAAATCTTGTTAACGCCATCCCTGTACTTAACGATTCCACTACCTTCCATAGACATACAGGACAATATCCTTAATTGTAAATCATCACGTGTGATCATCATTACCTCCTTTCTCTAAAATATCATCACAAGCCTTGCTATCGCACCTTACCGGCTTTTGATGGAAGGCGCACCAAGCTTCCCCGTTAGCGTCTTCATCCTCGATAAGTCGGCAATCGCCGCATTTATCTGTTAGGAATTTCTTGTCAAGGTGTCCTTCCTTGATAAGCCATTCAATCATTTCAGTGATAGCATCAAAAAGGCTCTCCCTGCAATATGACTGGGCAAGGTTACTTCCTGCGGAATACTTTACAGTGAATTCTTTATCTCGTGGAAGTATGAATAGGTAATAGTTGTATCCCTCACATTCTATATGATCGGGTATCATGTCTATTAAAGCGGATAGGGACCAAGCGGGGCAATCATTTTGATATGAATGATCGTAATATGGATTATCTACTGGGAGTATTTCTTTTCTCAATATATATGTCTCTCCATATACATCATAGTAAAGCTGACCTTTATCGTCCTTCCGAATATCTTTCCATCCTGCTACATTGCATTCATTGTCTATATATAGGATTACCATGTCCGCCGTCTCCGGTCTCACCCCGGCCTCTAATAGCCGGGATGATTGTTCTTTATTAGTGCAAATTTGATTCATCATGATTGTTTTATTTAATTAATTCAAACTCATAAGCTAAACACCAAGGATTAGATTCCCACGTATATTTACCATAGACGCAATCTATCAATGAGGAGAAAGCCTCTAATGGGGTATCATATCCCTTGTACTGCCCATTAGGAAAATAATATCTCCACCATTCACCGTCGGCGGATTTGTGCATAGTCATCGTTACTCCCTCATTCAAACAGTCCTCGTATGATATATCCTGTAATCTCTCAACTTTGATATTAGTAATACGGATGTGGTGCGGCATGAGGTCTGCACGAGTAAACATCTTATTGAAATATCCGCTTCTTTTAGTCATTACGGGATAACCGTCTTCATCGAGTTCATAATCTGGAAAATTGCCGCATTGACTGTAACTTTGCGCTATGGCTACCTTTTCACCGATCTTGTATTTAGGTTTTAAAATGTAACAGTCAAAATCATCATCAATTCTCAACACGTCATCATCGTAATCATAAGACAACGCTCCTTCATGTTTCATGTAGTACTCATCACCCAGCAAGTCCAAGAACACTTTGTTTCTCGAGTAGTCTATTATTCTTCTCGTAAAGGTCTTACGACCGTCAAGTACGGCCTGTGTCAGACCGTACTTATCATTGAACATTATTTTCTTCATGCTTTATTTCTCCTTCTTGTTGATCGCCTCATGAAGCGAATTATACACCCGGGCGAATATTTTTCTTTGCTCTTTGTCTTTTAATGAATCGGCGAACTTGTGCATGACCATCTTCTTCTTGTTATCCCAGATTATCCGTGCCTTATCCACTCCGTCAACAAACAATATATGCGGATATTTACCCCATTGTATCAATATGCCATTATCGATAAGATCTGTGATCTCCTTTGGCATTAGCTCCTTATTACGGGCCATGCCTATGAGCTTACTTTCCTCTCGCTCTATGGCCGACTTGGTTTTGTCTATCTCCTTTTGGAGATTGGATATAGCGTTGTTCTGCCTATCCCATCTTCGCATAGTGGCCGGGCCGTTCCTCTTATCGTTAAGAGGTTGCCCGTTAGCGGAGGCTACATCCCCAAAGTGTTCGTTGATCTTTTTGTCTAATTTATCCTCTTTCTTTTTAAGAGAGGATTTTAGTATCTTTAGTCTACTCATATTTATCCTCCTTCACCTCTAAAAATATTACATCTTGATTGTCTTCTCTTTGGAGATCCAAACAAGCCATATTCCCACATTCTCCTTTAGGTCTGCTAAAGAAATAGCAGTCAATGCAAAGACCCTCGCAAACCTTTAGATTAACCTTCCCTTGACGGAACGTCTCGCCTATAGCGTATTCTTTAGCCACATTTACCCCTCCTGTATTATGACATCCCCATCCTTATCCGTGAACACGTCCACTAAATCGTAGTAATATTGATCGTCGGACGTGCGTATCATTACCTCCGCTTCCGGGTCTTGCTCTTGTAATAGAGCGATTAGTTCTTTATTTCTCATGACTTATTTATCGAATTTGATTTGGTACAGGTGGAAACAATTCTCGTGCAGGTTAACAAATTCCTTACGTGGAGGGAATATCTGCGCTACCTGCATGCTATCCGGCATAAACTTGTATCGTATCTCTTTCAGTTCGTAATATCCGAGCGTGTGATTGGCGGATACGGACAGATGCCATTCACCCATTTCCTTATTTATGAAAATATCCTTTCCTTTGTAGGTGAACATACCCGTCTCGTAGACTCCGTGCTCATCCTCGATATGCTCATATATGAAATCGATCGGAAGCATCGTAAATGCCATTGGTAATGGCCGTTTATATTTCTTCAATTCCTCATTTGTCATTTTCTCTGTTTTTTTATTTATCTCATCATGGATGAATGCAGCTTTCAACTATGATGAATGATTAAACCTCTGTTTTAGCGAACACCACGCTTTCGTGATCCGGCCTCAGATGAGCCATGCAAGCCTTGCTGTATTCGCAGAATCTCGCTCCCTCGTCCCGGAAGACGCATCCCCTGCACGGGATCTTGTTCTGGCCGTTGTAGTACGGCCTGTACTTTTCCACGATAATTTTCATGTCTCCTACCAACACGATCAAACCGGTAGGGGTGTTCTTCAGCCTGTTGATTATTTCCATGATTTGTTTTTTAAAATGGCATGTCCTTGTCACAACTCCCGTAATCGTAGAACTTGGTCATGCCGTCATTATGCTTAAATTTTACTAATCCAGTGGCCCCATCTCTATTCTTGGCCACGATCAACTCTCCGTAATTGCGTTCTACGTTGCCGTTCTTGTCCTTGACCTCGATCTTGTAATACTCCGGTCTATGAATGAACATTACGATATCAGCGTCTTGCTCGATAGCCCCGGATTCCCTAAGATCGGATAGGAGGGGTTTCTTGTCCGGTCTGGCCTCGTTTCCCCTGTTCAATTGGGATAAGAGCAAGAAGGGAACCTTTAACTCCTTCGCCGTGATCTTGGCGGTCCTTGACATCTTGGCTACCTCCCGCTCACGGTTTCCTTCCCGTTCCCCGCTCTCCGCCAATTGGAGATAGTCGGCCATGATGATCCCGCACTTGCCTTGCTTCTTCAGTATCTTACATCGTGAGCGGATGTAATCCATCGTAACGCACGGGTTGTCATCGACATAGATCGGGAGCCTCCAAAGCTCGTTGACTGCCGTCTCTACCTTGTTGATCTCCTCGTTTGTCATATACCCGGACTTGAACCGTTCCGGATCTACGTCGCACTCGGATAGGATCAACCTGTTGGCCAAGCTTATGTCGGACATTTCAAGCGAGAATATAGCCACGGGCGTGTTGGATTTTGCCGCTGATTTGGCCAAGTGAAGCATCACGGCGGTATTGTGGGTGACTATGTAGTCGTCCGTTATGTACAAGGCCTTCTCATGCGATACCGATATGCACTGGCATTCAACCCTGCGGTTGGTCGGTGTCACGGACATCACGGTCAAAGGTTTGTTCCTCCGGTCTGGCCTCACTCTGTTGAATTTCCTTGGGAGCGTGAAGCATTCCCTAGGATTGTCCGCTACGATCACGAGCCTGAAACTGTTCCTTTTCCGCTCGCCATAAAGGAATGAGCGTCTTTCTCTCAAGGAACATTTATATCCTAAAGACCAGCAAAGTGTTTGTACGCCTCTCGCCAATTTAGCGCTCGTGGTGTTGTAGCATATAGCCCCATTCTTGTCTATATCCCCGTCTGTATCGAGAAGACCGTTCAACAGCTCAACCCTTTGATCCCTGCATGCGTCAATGTACATGTCCGGGATGAACTTCTCGTAGGAATGGACATTCAACAATCCTAGGCTCTTTAGCTCTGACAGGTATTTATTGACCTTCCTGTTCTCCTTGTTGGTCACTAGGAAGCGATCATCCGACACGATAACATCGTAGTCGACCATACCTTGGATCTTATCAGCGATGAACTTGTCCGGCTTGCACCAGCTAACCCCCTTGCTCAAGACTCCATCTCCTAGCAAGACTCCCATGAGATATGGGTGGATCACGAAATCTTTCTTTTCTCCGAATATCCCGGAGAAACGAGGAATGCTTATTCTGCCGGAATATCTTTCCTTGCTTATCAAGTCCATAAGCTCTAGGGTAGATACGACCCTTTCGGCCTTGGCGTTGAACTTGGAAGATATTACGCTCCACAAGTGGCTGCCACAGCATTCGATCTTGCGACCGTCCGAGAACTCGACCATGTATGTCTTGACATGTCCTTGCGGGAATATGCCGGTCACACGTGATTCAGCCCCGTCTACGGAGCAAACTTGGTCGCCTATCGCAAGATCCTTGTTCAGTTTCCATCCTGAAGGTGTCAATACCTTGGCATCCATCCTTAGAGCCTTTCCCATGGAGGGCCTAGCGGCTATTATCACCAAGTTTCCCGGTTGCCAGCCGTTAGTGATCTTATTCAGGTCGTGAAGCCCAGTGTCTACACCAGACCTGATGTTTTTCCTCGCCATCTCCACACGCTTGTATAAACCGTCCATGGAGCCTTTAAGAGCCTTGGATATATGCTCGCCATTAGACTTCCCGATAAGCTCCTCCATGAGGCTCTCTGATCCGTTTATGGCCTTGTGCAGTACGTCCCCTATATCCTCGTTGGAATAGATAGCGTTCTCAAGTTCATTGGCTATCACCAGCCCTTTCCTTTGTATGGATCGCTCCTTGACTATCATCGCGTGGTCCAGTATATGGGCCGATGACCCAATCTTGGAGGTAAGGGAGGCTATGTAGATCGGCCCCCCTATACTCTCAAGCTCCCCGGATGACAGCATCGCTTGCGTGACCGTCATCATGTCTATGGGCTTTCTCTCCTTGTATAGCCCGGATATGGCCTTGAATACCGATTGGTTCCTCTTGTCGTAGAAATCGGCCTCAGATAGTTCCGAGGCGATTTTCTCGAAAGCGTCGCTCTCTATGAGGCAAGCCCCCAGTATTATCTGCTCTATCTCCTTGGCTTGGGGAGGTAGTTTCCCGTCAATCTGGGACGATGTAAGTGAGGTCTGTGCGATGCTCGTTCTTGCCATAATAAACCTTGTTTTTGTCTATTGCGTTAATCAATGTCATTCTCATGTCAATCTCTTTAGCCCTGCTTTTTTTCTTGTGCTTCCATCCGGCATCCGTTGCCCAGAAATTTGTGCAAGCCTTCTCGAGAGATAGTTTTATATTTACGCCGGGATAATAGGCTTGTTGGGTCTCCATGATCTTTGGATCGTCGCATATGCTCTTATATGCGCTACGGACTAAATCCAAATAGATGTTGAAATCATCTTTCCATGTTTTTACCTTTTCTGAGTTATCGCCCGCGTCCGGAACGGGAGTGACGGTGTCCCCCGATTTGGGGGTAGGGGGTATATTATTATTATCTTTATTATTATTCTTGCCCCTACCTTGCCCTTCATTTTCTTCGCTTGCCCCTAGGCTTGCCCTTAGCTTGCCCAAAGATAGCTTTAAGTCTTTGATTTCTTGTTCTATATCTATGCCCTTACCCTTGCCCTTATCCTCGCCCTTGGATATATTTATAGGATTGTATAAGTCATAATTGCATAGCGTTATAACATTCATCCCTTGGGACGCGTCTGTTGTTATCATTCCGTCCTTTTTTAGCATATCCAAGAAATTTCGAACCTTTTTATCTGAGTTCCATTTCCACTTTTGGGAAAGAAAACTTATGGATGCCGGATATTGTCCTCTTCCGTATGTTATTTCCCTACCTCCGATACTAGCCGTAAGCTGCGTTGCCTCAAATCGTGCTGACTGTATCAAGTCTATCCACGCTTCGCACTCGCTAAAAGTCCGGGATGCTTTCCATATTCTGTGGGAAAATAATTTACGAGATAACATGATAAATCCTTTATCCATATCAGTTGTCGGCATTTTCCAATTCTTCTTCTAGGAACTTTATCAATCTTCTAATATCATCCTTACTTATTTCGACACTCTTGGTCATGTAGTCCGAATATTCGGATATGAAAAAACTTATGCACTCATCAGATTCACATAAAGGACTTACCTCTAATGCTACACAAGGCTCAGACTCTGATATAAATTTCATAAATGTGCTCATGTCTTTCTATATTTTTATATTATTAATCAATATATTATTCCTCTATTATACAATTCCTCCCTATATTGCTCCAACGCCTGAAGGCATCGTTCCTTGTCCATGTATCCCATTGGCATTATCCCGGCCAACCTTGCGTTGCATCGGTCTATGCCATATTTGAGATCCCTGTTTGACATTTTCTTTATATCCATGTTATCTCTTTTTAAAAGTGTTACAAAATCTCGTGGAGTTAGCTACCCGTCCAGCGTCATGTATGATGCACCAAACGCATAGCCCCTTGTGAGGATGTCCGTTGGCGCAATCGCCACATTTCACCTTTTCTTGCTCGTCTTTCTTCTTCGCCATATCACCAAGTCTTTATTTTTATTGGTAGATCGGCGTACCACCAAGCCAGAATCGTAGCGTCACGTTGGTCTTGGTTCGTTCTCTTAGGCAAGGGACCGACTATGTAGGAGAGTTCCTCATGGGTTATCTTGCCCTCGTCCCCTTTCCAATGCTTGGTCAAAGGCTTTACCTCCTCGCAGGGAATCCCTATGTGCTCGCACATCTGGAGAAGCAATATCCCGGTTTGCTGGTTACGACCTACATACTTGGCTATCCTCTCGCCGGATTTACCCCTAGCCTTATGGTAGTTGCTTTTTTCGTTAAGCCATCCGGCCTCGACAATGACCACTATGTCTACCCCCTTGTATCTCTCTCTTGCCTCCTTTATGAAATCGACCAACACAGGGAAGGGGAGGCTCTTTAGAATTAGCTGTCTCGTTGAAGGAGACAGTACGCATATACCGGATTTATCTATGTCCGGGTCAACGGCTATCACTAAATCATGTTTTTTCTTTCCCACGAATTCCTCCTTTCTTTATCGTTTATTAGTAAGAATACGGCCAATATCAATGCGATCAGTCCTAGTATTGCGGTGATAAGGTATATGGCCATTGTCAAGTGATCTAAATTCTGTATTGTTTCCATAATTATATGTTTGTTATTCGTGGACGGTGCCGGGATCGAACCGGCCTCTTTACGTCATGCGCACTCCGTAACGTTTCATCCCGGAATACTTACCGCCCGAAATCCCCGCGTATCCTCACGGACGGCGGGAATAAAAACTAAATCTAATACCATGAAAAACACACTCTAATATTAATATCCTTAGTTCTGAATCTTTATTAAATCGGGTATCGCTCCATAAATGGGGGTACGACCATCCCATTTGTCGATAAACTGCTTATAAAGAATTTCTTTAGTCAATCCTCTCGAGGTGATTAACGCTTGTTCCGTTTTCAATTGCTCCAACTCGTTGCGTTTCCGTTGCTCCGCTATCTGCTGGTCTAAAACCGAAATATTGGTGTTAACTTCATTCCGACTATCGATCTTCTCTCGTACCGCCTTAGAAAATTCTAATTGTGCTGAGAATGTGAGTAATTGAAGGCCTCTTTTCTCGAATTCCTTATCTACGATCTGCTCAAGGCGCTTCTCAAAAAGAAGCGAACCTCCGTCTGCCATTAAGCTATCGGTCTTATGTTTACGGCTTTCCTCCTTGATCAGGTCATAGATGCGAGGTTCTAGTATGTTATCCTCCAATGATTGCATGAAACCGTCTTTGCCTGATTCCGTATCGGCCTTGTCTATGTGCTTGTTATCGAAAACAACGTCTATTGCCCTGTTTTTGATAACCTTGTAGGAGTAAGTGGGGCGTGCGTTAAACTCCGTATTGTCTGCGGCTTTTAACGTGACAGGGCTTCCGAATTCGCCTCGTTGGTCGAATAGCGGGACTTGAAATAATTCCGTGCCCCATTCCCAAGTTGAAACCCTGCCCGATACGACCTTGAAATCCTCTTTCCCTTGTTTCCCGTAATTTTCCATCAATACCCCAGCGTAATTAGGTGCTACACGTTCACAAGAGGATAAAAATACCATAGTGATTATCGCTATAGTAAAAAACTTAAAACTTGTCCTTTTCATTCTTGATAAAATTAAATAGTTTGTAAATTATAAATAATGAACTAGTTAACATAATGACTATTCCTAGCCATGCGTCAACATGGTTAAAAACTCTGTTCCCTACCGGAATAAAGGCTATGGCCAATATCAATATCCAGTGTTTGTTGATAAATTTCTTCATGATCTTTTTATTTATTAAACCTCCAACTCCTCGATTAATAGCTGTCCACATCCCATGAACCATACTTGGGAAGCTGGCGATTTCTGGAGCAAGGCGATCTCTATTGCAGCCTCCTTGAACTTGCTCTTGTCATGCCCGGCCTTTTGCCGGATGAAGGATTGCGTCCTAGTTATAAGATCCCCGTCCCCTTCCTTGGGATCACGGGTTATGATATCCTTGCACTCTCTCATCTTATCCTCGATTGACTTAGAGGAGTCGGATAATGATTTCTCTATCTCTTTTTTATCAATGTCAACAATTCTCTTATTGACATCCGCGTTGAACGGGAACACGTCCATGATCATTGTCTCCGTGACAGAGGCGATGGTATAATCCGCCATTGTCCCATTCATGCCTTCTTCTAGCACGGTTATGGCCTCTTTTAGATTAGAGGCTTGGGCTAACATGGTAGCGGCGGTTTTCTTTTCCGCTCCGCTCTTCTCGTCCAACGTGATAAAATAAACCT